ACGAGCGATGTCTCACCATTGATGAGTTCTGACGCATTACCATCGATCGTGACGTTCGCGGTCCCGCTGTTCACGATCAGGAGGGGGAATCCCTCTCCCGCATCACTTGCTGCAGGCAGCGTGAACGTGAAACCAGACGTCCCGACGAGATACTTTCCTTGGTCTCCGGGGACTATCTGATAGTTCGATGAATGCTCAGAAACCTCCGTCCCGAACCGCTTGCCGAAGGCAGCTATCGCATTCGTGTTGATCGACTCGATTGCGGTCTTGAGCGGATCACCAAGCTTCGTTTTGTGCTTGGACCATTCGAGCTGATTCGTGGCAATCGCAGAACCGTCGTCGCTTGGAGGCGAAATGTTGTAGTTCTGGATCGTGACGGAGCTGTACGGATTACTCACCTTCGTTGGCCTCTATCGCAAGCGATGATGCGCCCATGACAGCGAGTAGCTGAGCTATCTTCCTATCTGCGATGTCGGTTTGCCCCTGCTGGATGATGGCGTGCAACCCCTGCGGACTCATGATCGCCTCGGCGATCATTCGCTCCCCAGCTCGCTGCCGGTATCCGAGAAAGCGCGTCAACGCGACGCCACCAGGAGATAGCGGCCTGGCAACCGTAGTGCGTGCCAGTGCTTCCATCAGCGTCGGATTACGAGTTGTCGCAATGCCCCCTGCAGTTGTTCTAACCGTCGAAAGTCCTTTCAGCAATAACCGCATGTCGCGGACATACCCTGGCCCGAAAACGGCCGAGAGCCTTTCCGATTCCTTGCCGACGAACTTTTCCAGCGTGTTGAAATTGATCCCGCCAGTATTCGAAACGTACCGGCGCCGAATCATGTCGCCAACCGCGCGCTGATACTGGTCTTTCATGCCCGCTGCGTCCGCCAGTGACATCAACCGGCTCACATCTTTGACGGAAAACGAGTTACTCAGCGCGTTCTCGGCAATTCTTTCTGGTGCTAAATCCTGAATCTTTCCGCGGAAGCTTCTCTGCACACCTTTTTCTAAGTCTTCGAAACGCTTGACGTTGCGAGTCACCACTTTTTCGAATTCGCCAAGCTCGAGGATTTTCTTTTCGCCGGGGAAAAGCGCATTCAATGCTTCTCCGTGTCGCTCGATGAATCGACGGTGAAGTTCCCCGCGCGGAACACCGTCTCGAATAACCTCGTTGCGGTACACGGCCAGCATGGAATTTTGCAGCGTTGGAACACCTGCTGGATGAGTAGACAGCACGCTGACCAAGTGCTGAATGGCCTCTGGGTCTCCTGAGCCTATTGTTCTGCCAACAACTTCAGAATCCGTGATCGCATACTCGCCGTCGATACGCCGAAGAATCCCGCCAACCAGCCCCTTGTCGAAAAGCCTTGCCCTGGTCGCTGTCAACGCTTCAGCCGCCTCGAGCTCGATCAAAAGCTCAGGGTCCACCTCTCGCAGATAGGTATTACGCTGCGTCACCAGCGCGTCTCTCAGCCTGCTGATGTCCCGTCCAGCCGGATCGGTTGCGACCACTCCTTGGCGAGAGATCCGCTCCCGCTTACGTAGCGACTGCAAAAGCACCTGAACTTGGTTGAGATCGACCGTGTGTTGCTGGTCGTCTACTGACATTCCGAACGTGCGAAGCAATTCCAGGTCGTCATCGCTCAAGTCTTCTGGGTCTGGCAATAGACGCTCAGTTGCCAACTGCCGCTTTCCGGCCGACGTAGCAGGATCGAGCGCTTGCTGTGCCTCGGCACGCAATTGGAGCAATGTCTTCTCGAGATCGCCGCTAACAGGAACTTGGTATTGCGACAGGGATGTCTCAGGGTTGACGCCCATCCCGCGTCTCACCGAATCCCACGCACGATCCTCGACTTCTTTCAGTGCGACTCTTTGAGTATAGGCAAGCTCTCTGAGCTGGTTGCCGATCTGCTGGTTTTGAGCACGAGGAAGCGCAGAGGTCATTCCCTCGAGATCGGATATTTGCCGCTGCACGCCGTCGCTTATGGCTTCGATGCGTGGCTGGGTTTGCTCACGAGCCTCGGTCTGTATGGCTCTGCCGGTGGCAGTCAACGGTCCGGCATCTCCAGGTGTGACTTGATCGAAAAACGCCTCAAGCGTCGTCTCGTTTTGAGCCAACTGCCGTCTCGCCTCGACGCCGGTCTGGCGACTCGAAAGGATTCGTTGCTGCTCTCCGATCAGCGCGGGGTCTTCGGCCATCTGGCCGGTGAACGGCCGCAACGGTTGTCCTGTTCTGGCTGAGATTTCATCGGCGACGGACTGGGCCGCTTCCGATGCGGATAGCAGCCGCTGCGCCTCACTAGGCGAAACGGCCGCAGGGCGGACAAGGTTTCTCGCTCCTTGTGCTGCTCTCGCGACCAAATGACCCGCCCCTGATGCAACACCTTCAATCGCGGCAACTCCGGCCACTCCCTTGACGGTTTCCTCGGCAGTCTCATCTCGCACGCCCGCAGCCGTGCCGATGGCTCTACGGACGCCTTCACCGACCGCAGCACCGGCAGCGGCTCCTGGAGGCCCAGCAATGAGTTCTCCGGCCACGGCGCCGCCCATCGTGATCGCGGGGCCTGCCATCTCCTGGATGTCTCGTAAGGAAACCTTGGCCTCATCGACGAGCGTGAAACGGTTCGTCTCGGGATTCAGGAACTCGAGCTGCTTGCTCTGCGGTCCAACGCGGACCCGCACAGACTTCCCGTAGTGCTCCGTGAGCGCCTTTTCTAGCTCCTGTGCCTGTAGGGCCTGATTCTGTGCAAATCCAGCAAAAGCGCGCCCTGTTGGCGCTCCAGACAGGACATCGACACCGGACTGCGCGGCGGTCTGAATCTCGGGCGCCAACTTCAACGGTTGCGGAGTCGTTTCCCTCAGACCACCAGTTCCGCCGACAGACGGGCTAGCCTTCGCCATCGGGATTTCGAACGGAGTCGTATCGACGCCCTCCAGTTCCTGCGCGGAGCGTTGTTGGCGAAGCTGCTCTAGTTGCTGACGAGCCGGATTATTCTCGGCCCGCAGCTTTTCAAGCATCTCCTTGGCGCTAGTTGCCACGCATCAGCTCCCGAAGCTCTTCCTGCTCTTCCGGCGTCAAGTCGCCGAAGCCTTCTAGCTCTTCCGGCTTGCTTTGCGCGAAGAACGCATTGAATTCTTCAAGTGCTGAATCTATTTCGGCGAATGCAGGCTCTTGCACGTCTGCAGGAATCTTCATCACACGTGCTGTTGCTCTTAACCTGTAATCGATCCGCTCCACGAACGTCTTGATCGTTCGCGCGAAACCTTCCGGGTCGGCAGTCGATCCGCCAATCTGGTCAATGAACGCCTGAATATCTTTGTCGGTCGGGCGTGTGCCTTGGTCTGCGACGGCTGCCGCAAACGCTATTCCGAACACGCCAGACCTGAAAGCCTGACTCTCAATGGCCGTTTCCCGCATCTGACCCTTGAAGTTCTCGAAATTGAAGTTCTCCATATTCCGTTCTGGAGCGACTTCTCTGTTCTCCGGTCTCGGAAACATCTGCGCCAAAGACACTGCGGTTCTAACGAATTCATTGCCAATACGCAGAATAGTTCCAGGAGCGCCAAGCGCTTCTGGGCTTTCTTTCGCGATGGCCAAGAGCCCGGCAGCAGACTGGATCGCAACACTGCTACCCACGGCAGCGCTTTGAAAATTAGATGTGGCTTCACCAAGCTGAGACTGAGTTCTCGGATCGAACGAGCCCGGTCCTCCGGTCTCGCTTCTCTCGATAGGCGTCGTCAGCGCATCGCTCGGGAGCACGGTTCGGTTGCCTTCCGCGTCCTGCACGAATAGCTCGTTGGTGTCTTCGTCCAAGAACACTTCGGCCTCACCCATGTCTTTGACGACACGCTGACCGACGCGAGCAATGTTCTGTCCCGGAACAATGCCCATTGCCGCTGCAACACGTTCCGCTGGCACGCCGAACTCATCTGCCACGGCTTTCGCTTCGGCCATCTTTTCCTGTGCGGTCCTGGCACCCGTCTGCCCAGGCGTCATCATCGATCCAGCCTTCACGGCAGCATCGAAAACGCCGATGTGCTGGTTCACGAAGTCTTGACCAGAAGGGACGACAGAACCGTCTTGCCCAAGGTTCGTTGCTTGAGCGCGAATCTGCTCTAGCGTTTGTCCGTAAGTGGCTAGGGCTGCTTGTGCCCCCCGACGGAATTCCCCTATCTCATCCTCGGTCCCACCACGTTCGGCTACTTGTCTCGCAAGGTCGGAGAACTGCGTAAACGTGTCGAGAGACTGCTCACGCGCAGCATCGAGCGTTTCTTTGAACTGCTTTGTCTTGGCTGCCTGCTCTTCGCTCCTTGCCGCTTGCTTGTTCGCCTTTATCTGACGCCCACTCGCGAACCCGCGAGAGAACCCAGCTCCAGCAGAATCGAATCCGTTGGCCATCTACTTACCCCAAAAATGCGCCAATTACCGTGCCCAGAAACTCCGCCGTACCGGCTTCTTGCGAAGATCTAGCCTGCGCTTGTGCCGTGATGTTCGCCTGCATCTGCTGAGACGCGCTGTTGCTCAAATTGGTTGAGACCGTCGTCTCGAAATTCAATTGATCGAGCACGGCTGCAGAACCCGCGATCGATGCCTGGAACTCCTGGCCGATGAGATCGCGCGTAAGCTCTAGCTCCTGCAGGAACGACTCCGCTCTCGCCGCCTCTTCCTGACGTCCGAACTCTGCCTCTGTCGCTGCTACTTCTCGCTGAGCGAAGCTGGAACCAAGGACTCGCCGTCTCGACAGCTCTTCGCGGAGATTCCCAACGGCCCTTCGCCCGGCTCCACGGATCGCGTCTACGCGACTCTTGGTCAACCTGCCGAAGCCAGGCGCAACATCTGGACGTAACCCGCGTATCGTGGATGCAAATCCTTCGAATCCTCCACGCAGCGCATCGAGCGTGCGTTGCCCCTCTGCAGTACGTTGCACGTTGAACGTGTTCGTGCCGCGGTTGAACTGCCCGGTCAATCCTGGCGCCGTGAAACTCGCAGGAGTGAACTTGTTGAGAATCTTCTCGGAAGAGCTCTTGCCACCGAACAATCCCTTGACGATGCTTTTTGCCTCAGCAACCGAGCCTTCGTATTCGAAGCACTCGGACTCACACGGCAAAAACACCAACCCGTCATCTGTCATCTGCCAAACAGATTTCGTCCAGACTTTCATCGCATCAGGTTCCTGCTGTGTAGAACATCAGGGCGTGCTCCCCGCGGGAAAAGTAATCGACCACCTTGCACCCCCTCCGAATCATTCCACGACGAACAAACCTGCCCCAGAACTTGTCTTCCGGCTCATCCGCAAAGACGAAAATCTTGAACCGCGGCGAAATCTCTTTGAGGAATGCCGCCGCCGCTTCAATCTGGTTCCTCTTGGTCGCCCATGGAAACCACTCCACGAACGGCTCGATGCCCCTGCCGACGTTTTGGCCGAGCACGAGACCCACTGGCCTGATCCCCTCTTTCCCCTTCGCTTCTAGAATCCAGTCGTAGGGGCAACTCGCGATCATTTCGAGCATCTTTTCCGCGAATGCTTTTTGCGGAAGTTCGGCGTCCATAATCTCGCGCCACGTGCCCATCTCGTACGCGGCCCACAACCACCGCATGTCGGAGTCTTGCGTCTGCCGTACTCTCGGCTTGCGTTTGAGAAGATCCCGCTGCTTAGCTCGAGATGTCGTATCGGAGTCCGATTTCCGTGATGGCAAACTGATCCTGCCCTTCAACCGAGACTTCGACTTGGAATTGGTTGGCGAGCCCCGGAACACCGAAGAGCTTTCGGACGAGTCGGTTGAGTTGCTTGGGACCGTAATAGAAGTTACCGCCATAGTAGACCGCTCCACCGTAAGGTGTGTCGAAGACGACCGCAGACGTGACGATGCGTTTTTCAACGTCGTGCGGATGCTCGCCTGAGAATAAGAACCTGAGAGTTACCGTGCTGCTAGTCTCCAGCTTTCGCTGCTGCAGCCAACCGTCGATGTGAAACGCTTTCGTATCGAGGCCGGCAGAAAACAGCTTGGACGTTCTCTCTACCTCTACCGGATCGGTTCCGCCATCACCGTTCGCGCCAGTTCCTTCGAGCCGATACAGGTTTCCCTGCGAGTCGCCCATGAACGTGTACTCGAGACCGTCTGATGGGTCTCGGCACACCATGACGGCTGAGGGAAGAAACGACAGTGCGTGACGAGTCGTCCACTTGGCCCACGGAGATAGGTCCGTTCCAATAAAGTCGATGTGCAGCACCCACACTTCCTGCTGATCTTCTGGAAAGCAGTAGATGCGCTTTTGCCGCGGGTTGTAGACCAGCATCCAGCCGGTGTAATCCTCGATATCCGTCTTGATCTTGAACGACAGGTCGTCGAACTCCACATCGCCGAACTTATCGGTCGATTCAAGGCTTTCGATGCGTCCCGGTGCTCCGTAAACGATATCGTTGCTCGTCGCGACCACGGACTCGAATCCAGAAGCACCGGACCCGTCGTGCAGCTTCGTGAGCGAGAAGTCCTTCGCCGTTGACCCAGAGAGCCTTTCGAACGCGCCATTGCTCTGACTGATCGCCAGAAGCCCGAACGCAAACGCAAGCCCGTTGATCGGCTTGAGTTGCGGTACGGGCAAAAACCACGGATCTTCGTCTCCGTGAGAAGAGCTCGGACGGTCGGCGTCCGGCATTCCAGATGCCGCTACAACCGTGTAATCGCCCCTCTGGCTAGAGACGAGCAAATGCGGGAAGCTGGCCCCGTTGTCGTAAATGTTGGCGTAGAACGCCCTCTCGTTCTCGACGATGCAATACCTGGCCCTGAACGTTCCGAACGATGTTGAGCCGTCACTCTCGATAAACGCTACCTGCTGGAACGTCGTTCCGTCCCACTCGTGCAGCTCTTCCTGCAGGTTGATGTCCGAGACGATGACCTTATCGTCCAAGGCCCAGTTCGCTTCTCTCGGACCCCGAAGCTTTGCCAGTTGATTGACGGTTCCGACCACCGTAAAGGTCGAAGCGCCATCCCACGAGTAAACAACAGCCCCGGCCTGAACCAGCATCGTGACCGTGCCGTCAGACTTCTGCAGGGTTACAAACCCGCGAATTTCTGCTCCATTTGGAACAGTGCCGATTAGGTCGAACGGACCCCTTGGACGAAACTCCCCATTTCCAGGATCGAGGATGTAGTTCTGTCCACCCGTGCATTCCAGCGGGTCGATCTGATCTTCCGATGAGCGCGAGTTTTGACCCCCGCCGAAGCGCAGGACTTCGGCGCCCTCATCGCGAATCTTTTGCGTCATGCTTCGAGCGGATCGGTCGAATTACCACCTGAACGTCCCGGCATCCAGGATTCACTTGCAGGAAGCATCAGCACCATCCTCGCCGCTCTTGCTAGTGACGAATCGAAAAGACCCTGCGAGAATTCCTGGTGACGGTATAGCTTCCACAGCTCCGCTGCCGCAGGGATAAGTGCTCGAAACGCTGCGTTGCCGAACGGGAACGTGTCGGCCGCCAAGGTCAACTCAAGTTCCTTGTCGTAACGGTACTTGTAGATCCTTCCTGCTTCGGCCGCAGTCGGTTCGCGATCGAAAAACAACTCTCCATCCGTTGGGCGAATCGCCGCACAGGAAGGAAGTCCGGTGTCGTTGGCCTCCAAATCTCCCATGACGATCTGGCGATACCCGTCATCGTCGAGAATCGCGATCGTGTGGTTATTCGTCTCGTCGATCAGATGGAACTCGCGTCTCAGGATCACGACAGCGCTACTCAATGCGTAGTCCTGATCGCCGGCTATGAGCGTAATCGTTCCTTCACCGAGCTGCTTCGGCTTGGTCTTTTCTGCGGCTGAATACAGATGGTCCAGCGACTCGTTCAGCACTTGAACCGCTAGATCGATGTACGTCTGCCTTGCGGAGTCGGTGAGAGAGGTCAATAGACCGCTATCGCTGTCCAGCACGTCTACCTTCGTCAGGACAGCGTTGACTCCCTCCAACAAAGTTTTGGCCACGATCCTAGCTCTGCGCCTTGATGAGCGTATCCAGCTCATCGCGTGTCATGCCGCGCTTTACCTCGAGCCCCATACCCTTCGCTTTGCGGTACATCGCCCAATAGTCGGATTGAGCGGAGCTCGTTTGAACTTCAGGCTGTTCGGTTTCCTTTGGTTCCTCGAGCGCCTTCAGCCGCTGTTCGATGATGGCCTTCAGTTGATCCGACTCCGCCTTGGTACGCTCTGCCTCGTCACGGAGACGCTGGTTCTCCTTTTCGAGTGCAGCCATTCTGGATTCTGCGAATTTGTCGGCCTCGCGCTTCTCGGTTTCCTGCTTGCGCCTATCCAAAGCCTCTGCGGCGTTAACACCTTTCCTCGCGCTCGCGTGCAAGGGTGCTACTGGATAGATTTCTTGCCGTTGACGCCCTTCGCTGTCGGTCCCGACCGTGACGTTCCAATCGATTCCTGGAATGCCTTGGACGGGCTTGGAAATATCGACGTTGTTCGCCTCCAGCAGCTTGATCATCATGGTCTTGGGCGACCCTGGCGGACACGTGATACCCAACGCTTCGACCATCTTGTACACCTGGCATCTACGAAGACGCTCGACCGGCTTTCTGCTGTCTTCGCCTACGAGCTGAGACAAATTCGCCATCTTCCATTTCTCCAAAAAAGAAGCCCCGACCAGCGGGGCTTCTAAAGTTGCCGCATTGGCTGCGTCTTACGTGAGGTCGGTCGCACCCGAACGAATGCCTCGGACCCAGTTCGCGTTCAGAATCGCACCCGTGTGCCACGCCTTCCACGCGACCGTCGAGATTTCGTTGTACGGATCGGACGTGCCGGTACCCTGGGGGCGCTTGATGATGACATCGACCGGATCGAGCTCTTCGCCCGCACGATAAATGCCATCAGTCCACTGCTCGCCGAGACCCACGGAGCCGATCGCTTCCTCGCCGTAGATCAGCGTGGTGTAGAGATCCGCGTTGTCAGACGTGTCGTTCAGGTCCGCGGACCCAGCCCCCGTCTCGCCTGAGCCTGCATCGACGCCGGCATCTTCTGACGAGATGAACCGCACCGCCTTGCCGGCCACCGTGATCGTGCCGAACTCGCCCATCGCGACTTGCGTCTGACCCGCGTACTTCTCGACCGAAGTGAAGCCGGTGAGACCAGCGATGTCCACCGCAACGTCGGGATGCGTCAAGCCCCAGTAGGCCATGTTGATCGGCACCGTGCCGACGTTCTGCGAGCCCGTCGTCATGGCCGTGAAAGTCATGGCCGAATTCCGGTCTAGCGTGTTGACTGCGAGCTTGATCGAGTCGAGCGTGATGACGCTCAATACAGTTCCGTCCGACGCTGCAGAACCCGCATAGATCAACGTAGCATTGTCCTCTCCAACATCTCGTTGAAGCTGGTTCAGGCTTTGCCCGGCGTTGATCGCCATGATGCGCAGGATCTTGTCGAACTGCTCGGGGAAGTTGAACAGGTCCACTTCCTCGTTCAGGATGACGAAGTTTCCGTACTTCGACATCGTGGCCGTGACCGGAGTCACCGAGAGCGCCGCGGAACTTCGGCCTTGCATGTAGCTGGCTGTCGTGGTCAGCTCGGACAGAGCGGAAGTCGCTACGGCGAGATTCTCGATACGCCGCCATGCAGCCAGGCTCGCACCCTTTTGCTTGACCAGTTCTCCAGAAACGGTGCCGACGAAATACGGCGCGCGAATCTGAGCGTTGCGAAGCAAGGTCTGTTGAAAAACCGCGTTTAGCGGCTTGGGCAACTCTACATCGGTTGCCGAAATGGTAAGTGCCATCAGAGTCCCTCGTTACTTGAACGCGCCCGCTTTGGCAGCTCTGAAGACTTCCGATTTCTTGGCCGCTAGCTCGTTATCCGAGAGTTGCGCCCACTTCACGTCCCCGAACTGGCCATTGCTTGGCGCAGCATCACGCGCTTGTCTGACAGCAGCGGCTAGACCCTTGTCGTCCTTCCCGGCATTCTTGCCTTCGTCGTCGTCCTTCTTACCCTTTTCGCCACCCTTCGAAACGCGAGTCGCGAAGGATTTGACGTACTCTTGGTATTCAGGAACGAGCGCCTTGACGACATCCTGGAATCTCGACTTGTTGGCGTGGCGCTCATCCCAGGCTTTAGTAAGCCTAGGATCTTTGTCGGCCTTCGTGTTCAGCCAACGCTCCACATCCTCGTAATCGACATCCAAGTCACCCCTGACCTCGGTTACGAGCGCTTTCATGTCGCTCTCGTAACTCAGTCGAGACAGCTCCGCACGAAGCTCGGTTATCTCGTCTTGGTCTTTGGTGCTGGCTTGTGGCTTCTTGCCACCGTCGCCGTCAGTCCCTTTTGAAGCGGAATCCCACGAGGCTAACGCCTTTTCGAGAGTCCCCTTCGGCGCGTCGGTGCCCTCTTTCGGAGCATTGCGCTCCTGATCGGGTGAGCCTGACTGGCCTGTGTCTGTCTTATCTACCATGATTTCCTCTCAATATCAACAAGATGCTTTCCAACTGCTCCAACCGGCCCGAATGGAAAATCCACTCGGCCCGCTTTTCCTCTTCAGATTTGCCCTTATCCGACCGCTTCCAGCGCGGCGTTTCGCTGAGAGACGATTCCAGGTACTCCAGTACCGATGCCCAGGTCGGATTCCGGCTCAAATCCCGGAGCAACGCTGTCTGCTCTGGGGACAATGATGTCTGTGACATTCGTCCAACCACCCTCGCTTAGAAGTTGCTCGATCAAGGTTCCATGCTCGATCTTCGGCTCGCGGCCCAACTGGATCGCGAGAGAGTCGATCTGCAGCGCCGTCTGCGCAGAAGAAAGCTTCTTGGCGTACATCGCCTGCTCTTCCGCAGGAGCACCGGCCCCAATGGCTGTGAACTTCACGATGTCCGGCAAGTGATTGCGTTTCAACGATACGAACTCGTTCCACGCCTCGACGTAAATCGTCTGCCGTCCGCGCATCAGCGGGAGACCCATTCGGTATTCGAGCTGCAAGAGCCTCGTCATCGGCCCCTCGAGACTCGACCGAACGAAATCGACGGTGCGAATGGCGCCTTGAGACAATTCGGCGTCTTTCGCAAACGCGGTCGTGTGGCTCTTCGTTTGCGCGCCGAGCCTAGGCGGATTCACGCCCGTCACGTCCACGTAAAGGTTCACGAGCCCGGTGAATATGGTCCATAGGGTCTGAGGATCGCCGCCTACCTCATTGAACGCCGTAATAGCCGCAGGATCGGACGTTCCCCAGAGCGCGTAGGGACGAATCTTCGGACCGCCAATCGCCGCCAGCGCCATGTCGTTCTTGTCCCATCCGACCGGGGGCGAATTCTTGAGTAGCCCTGACTCGATGACCCGATTCATTGCTTGTGCTGCGGCTTTTGCTACCGGCATGCCCTTGAGCAACGGGGACGCCCCGTAACGATATGCAGACCCTTCCAGGTGATAGCTCTGGATGTAGTAGGTCGAAAACTTCTCGCCTTCTCGGTAGCGCACGAAAGCCGGCACCCCAGATCCGAACGCAACAGTGACCACCACGTCCTGCTCGATCACGGTATCGGCCGATCGATCGACGACCAAATCGCCTTCCAGCTCGACGAGCTCGATGGTCCCGTCCTTGTTCGGCTGGATCTTGGCGATTTCCGACTGAACGTACCCGCCTTCCTCGTCTTTCGGATCGCTTCCCCCCGCCTTGGCCGCAGCGACGAGATCGGCGTATTGCATCGTCCTGGTTTGGATGATGTTCGGCCCCAGCGCATAGCCTTCGTGCATCAATGCGTGCAGGCTGTCGTCGAGATACACCTTACGAGCATCACGCGGAATCAATACGGGAATGCGCTGATTCTCGAATCCGGTCAATCTAGAGTCATGGCCTAGAATTCGACGATTGACCTTGCGAAGCCTCCCGACTCCGAACCCGTAGCTCAACGCTTGCGCATCTATTTGGTCCATGTGGCCGCGGAAGTCGTATTGAGCGTGCCAGTGAGAAATCGTGGCCTGGACGAGCTTGTCGGCGTTGTCCTGGTTCATCACCGCATTCGGATCGCCTTTCCCCTTCTCGCCAGGAAACACCGATCCGGCAGAATTGAACCGCTTCAAATATTCATCGGTCAGCGCGGCTCTCGCCTGGAAAAAATCTCGGTTGTTCGGAAACTTGAGTCTCCTAACGTCAGAAGTCAGCATCTCGAGCGTTTGAGCCTGCAGCGGTAGCTCTACTTCCGGCATCCATGCCCTGTCAGGGTCTAATTGCCCGTTTGCGAGCTTCTTATGAGAAAGCTCAGGCTCCATGCGAAGCTGGCGATCGATCTCGTCCCAATGCTTTTCGAGCGTCTTTCTCCGCTCCTTACGCGCCTTGAACTCAGCAACGATCGATTCCGCTATCCGCGGGAGATCGCCTGGCTCAATTCTGGCGCTGACTGAAACGGCCTTTTGCTTCGCCATCATAAAATCCTGATTGCTTCAATTCCGATTGCATCGCTCTCGCGTAGGTCAGTGCCTCGTTCACTCGCTTCTGTACCCCACCCTCACGCGAGTAGAGAACAAACTCCTGCATGTCGTAGTCGTTGTAGTTGCCGAACTTAAGGTCGTCTCGAAGAATGGCGTATCCAGTACGGTACTTGCCCAACACCCTAATCGGCTCGATTGAGTCTGCCAGCAGGATCTCTCCGTCTGGGTCGGATACCTTGCACACGGGCCTCATGCAGTTCTTAGCCGCCCACTTCTCAAACCAGTGCGTATTCAGCGGTGGTTTCTTCATCAGTGAACTGCCGTGGTAAATGCTGCCGGCGCAGAGCGTTGCTCCAGCCTAAGGATGCGGTCGCCTTCCTTCTTGCTGACGGCATACCGCACCATCATCTTCGCGTAGAAGCTTGCCTTGAGAACGTCATCGCGCCGGGACACGATCTTTCCGTCCTTGGTGTGATAGCTGTGAAATTCCGTCACCCAGTCCGTACACGTGCGAAACACCTTGAATTTCCCCGACTCCATGAGCAATCGAATTTCCTCGATGATCGGCCATTGAGCCTGAGAACCACCGGTGTCGTTCTTGTACCTCGCTGACTTCGAAAGCATGTTGACCTCGTGCTCGCCACGATAAATGTCTGCGAATCGTTGGCCGCTCTTCGGGTCTCGCTTCTCGCCGTCGTGGGGCCATGCAACGGGTATCCACTTCCCCCGTGAATTGATGACCTGCGCATGCTCGTAGGTCTTGGCGCTCTCTTTCTTCCAGCAGTCGTACAGGTAGAAATAGCCGGTGTCACGATCCCACGCCACCCACGCCGCAGCACACGGATGCGCCATGCCGAAATCTATTCCGCAGATCCTTGCCCAGTGATCCGGTATGTGAATCGGGTCGATCAGGATGTCCGAATCGCCAACGGTGAAGATGCGGCCCGTGCCGAGCATCGGGATGCCCTTCGTGCGGGCATCCCTTTGGTGGGCCGGGTACTGGCTCTCAATGATGCGTCTTTGCTCGGCGTCCATGTGCGGAGCGTCATCCCATGTGGCTCCGACGTAGAAAATGCCATCGTCCTTGTTGGCATCCATGAAGTGCTTGGTCAGATTGGTCTCACCTAGCAACGGCGTATAGCCGACGATCCAAATGCCGTTGTTACGCACCAGCCGAGTCAGTGTCTCGGTCATGATGTCCTTCTGATCCACGATCGATTCGTCAGGCTCTTCATCCCACAAGATGATTTTCGGGTCGCCGGATTGCCATTTCCTCCAGCCCTGTTCAAACGTGAGCCATTTAACGGTCACTGGACGACCGGAAATGTGATTGATGACCAACGTATCGACAACCGACTTAACGCCGGCCTGGCGAAGCTCGATGCTCTTGATCGAATCCTTCGGGATCAATGCAGTGCCGACAGATTCGAGTTCTCGGCCCAACAATGCGCGTTGAGGGCCTCTTTTTTGCATATCGTTGTCGATGCTACCGATCCAACATTCCCATCCGCCGTAGTCGAATCTCGCGCCCTTCCACCAAGGCGGGTAACGGCCCGTGACGTGCATGGCCAGCTCTGCGCAAGTCAAAAAGCTCTTACCAACGCCATTCGCGGCAATTACGCACCTTTGCTTCGCCCATTCCCCCGCATCGAAGAACGCGCGCTGCCAGCGATAGGGAAATTTCTCGTCGAACCATTCGAGCAGCTTGTTTTCCTCGGCGATTTTCGATAGCGCCGCAAGCAACTCTTCGTCGGAGAAATCGGTAGGATCAGTCAGCATGCGTGTCGCCAAAAGAACTCTTGCGCCCAGCCACAAGCATTTGCCGGCTTCGGCTTCCCGTGAAAGCAAACGATCCTCGTGCCATCCGGGTATCCGTCCTGCAAGTGATGCGCTTTGTAGCTCAAAATGCCGTCTACCTCGTCCACGATGAATTCATGCGGAAACTTCCGCAGAAAGGCTCCGTCTCCGTATTTGTCTTGGCTGTACCTCAATGCGGCTTCCCACATCGCGCCCGTGTCTTTCGGCACGATGAACAGCCCGGACTCACCGAGTCGTTTCGTTCCCCAAAACTGACGGATCAGCCATAGCTTCGTGTCGTCCAGGGAAAGAACCGGGCCGATTCCTCCGACGACGAACGTGTCTAGATCAACCACTAGAGCTGGGCGAATATCCGCGTTCCACGGTGCCAGCCATTCCAGTTTCGACCACCAGCGAGTGAATCCAGTCTTGAGCGGCCGATCCGATCCGTCGCCGTTCCCAAGAACGATCAGATCCTGGCCTAGATCAGATAACTGACTTCTCAGAGCACGGGGATACTCAGGACCGTAGATGCTTCCAGGCCCTGTCCACCACGTTGTCCCGATCAGCACTCAGATCGGGCCGCCGTTGCTTTCGTAGGGAAATCGTCCGTGAACCGCGTTGAATCTCAGCAGCTCCACGTACCAAAGCAGCGTGCCGCTCGTCATCCAGCGATAACACTTGGCTGCCCCGTCGCGTCCCGGTGCCTGACCGATCATCACGACATCGGTCAATCCGTTCTCAATAATCATCCGAGACACTTCGGCAGCGAGCGTTTCAGGAGATTTGTAAGACGAATGGTTCTTTACGGGTGCGAGTCCATGCCAAGACTCACCCGTCCACCTAAGCCGTGGCTTGGCGCCCATTCAATCCCCACTTCGCCATGAAAAGCTCTCTGTTGTGCGGCAAGTTCCATTTCAGTTGAGAGCGGTAGTGCGTCACCACGCTCTCGCAGAGCTTGAATACCGCTCCGGCTCTATGAAGCCTCCACAGCCAGTCGTTGTCGTCGCACGCCTGGCCATTTCGATAGTCCTCGTCGAATCCGCCAGCCTTCTCCCACAGCGACCGATGGAACATCGAGCAGAAATGGAAATGACCCCCATCTGGAACGGGGAGCCTCCCGTTCTGGTCGTATCGCACCTTTGACCCCGCAAGCCATTGCCCGGACGAGTCGAGACACGACGCCATCACGTAATCGTCATCGCCAGTCAGGAGCTCGAGCATCTTTTCGAGCGTCCGTTCCGTGTGAACGATCTCTGGATTCGTCAGCACGATCACGTCGCCGGTAGAAGCCTCCACCGCGCGATTGATCGGCACGCACGGATTCAATGCTCTAGCCTTTTTCGGCAACAGCGTCACCGTAAACGGATGACTGGCCTTAGCCATCGAGACTTGCGGGTCCGAGCCGTCGTCGCAGACCGAGAACTCGATCGGCAAATCTCTGTATAGCTCGCCGTAGATAGCAAATGCCCTGTCCAGCGCCTCCTGACGGCACCAGAACGGCATGACGACCGAGATCATCTCTTGGCTAGCACCAGCACTTCGCAAAGCGGCTCAGACAGCCCTACGCGCTCCCACGTGACTGTGTAGCCTCGCTCTTCCAGCCATCCCACGAATTTCGGTATCTCGATGTGCCACCGATGGTCACCAAACAACTTCGGCATGGCCTCAACGTTCGGCCCAGAGAACATCAGCAGCGGAGCCACGAGGTTATCCAGCAGTTTAGGAATCAAGCTCTCCGGCGTATGGTGCAAAATGCACGTCGATAGAATCACGCCGGCTTGCATTTCCTCGTACAGCACGTCGGCCGTCATGTCACCTCTCCGAGAATTCCTGTCCACGGTCAAAAACGTCTTGTGCGGGATCACGCGCTTGGAGATCACGCCACGATCATGACGAGCCCCGATCTCGAGCACCGTCGAGTCTGGTGGAACATGAACGGCCATCTTCGTATACACGTGCTCCAAATATTCTCCGTAACGGTTGTGCGGCAACGTCACGAGCGCGTCTTGAACAGCCAAACAGCCCTGCCTTTCGTTTCTGACTCTGCCCGCCTCACAAGATAGAAGTCCTGCATCGATTCCAACAATTCCACCTCGGTTTGGTGCGGCCCGAAATTCCGCATCTCAAAGCGCTTCGGCCCAGTCGGCCCCTCGATCAGCACCCTATCGGTTGCGATTCGCTTGAGGCGATCGACGTAATTCCGGTCTTCTCTGTATAGGTAGTGGTGGCCGTTGCCGATCCACACCATGTCGAACTCGCCAGACACGTCTTTGAACGTGCCAACTTTCTGCGTCACGTTCTTTGGACAAACGCTTTCCCAAGACTTGAGCGCTTCCTCGTCTGGATCTATGGCAAGAACAGAACTGCTTTCTTTCGCCGCCTTGAGCGCAAAGAACCCTTTCGAGCACCCGACGTCCAGAAACCGATTTGCCTTGAACATATCCGGGCAAACCCGCAACAGAATCGAGAGCCGATGATTCAACGGGTATCTGGGAATGAGCGTCGCTAGATCGTAAGTATGCGTCGGCGGGTAAGCCTTCGCATCAATCAATCGTTGCGCATCGGTAGTCGAAATTTCGCCCATTCCATTCGCCTACAAAAAGCCTACCGTTCCAATAGGACGGGTTTGCTCCCATGCACACGAAATCGAGATTCCCGTCATAGCGCCAAATCTCCCAAAGATCGGGTCTTCTCGGGTCGTCGTCGGCACGCGCCTCGAAATACATCGAATCGCCAACCCAACACGGATTACCGACTTGCTCCATGTCGTTGAAGTGATCCAAGAACACTTCGCCGTTTCTGTAGATGCGAACTTGCGGCCAACCGTCCGTGTAATAAACAGAGCCGTCCTTTACGAACGGTTGATGCGCACTAGCCGGCGCGTTGTTGGGTTCGCCAACAATTCCTTTCCCTATCTCCGAGTACACGAGCCGACCGTTAAACAAACCACCAAGCCTCAAACCGGTCCCATGCGTTAGAACAGCAAGACGTTCCCCGATCTCGACCTTACTGCCGCGAACGGAGTAGCCGACCGTCTCTATTCGATCAAGCGCGTCTAGCTTCTTACCCGTAGTGACGAGTGCAATCGAATCCGAGACAGGGAAGAAATCCTCAAATAACCGTCCAGACCACATGCTTCCCGCACACTTCACGATGCTCTATCCCTGAAAACTTTGATCGGTCGTGACGGTTCTGCTGCATCCTCCCTATCTCCCCGTCGTACCAGGCGAGATTTTCTCTCCCAGGTTCCGTGTGCCAGGCAACCAGCAGCACGTCGCATACGCGCCTCGCGTTCTCGTAAATCGCGACTGCCTCGTCAGGCGGCACGTGCTCCAGGACAGCCTTGATGATCCCGTAGTCCCAGTGACCGTTCAGATCCAGGCCCTGGATCGTTTCGAATCTGAATCCAGGGTTTCGGTGCCTTGCTATTCGTATCAACGCCTCCGAGCAATCGATTCCGAGATACTTTTCAGGGTCGAATAGGTCAGACACTTCGTCGCCCTTGCCGCAACCGATATCGACCACCGTTCCATGCCCGACCATTCTCGCGAGCAAGGTTCTGACCGGCTGAACCTCGGAAATAGGCATGAAGTTGTCCGCATCCACGTCGGACATCGATGCGAATTGCGCCGTGGTCATACGAAATTTACGTGCTCTGGCTCTTTAATCAGCGCGGAAATCGCTTCGTTTTGTCCGAGAAACTGGCAGTAGCGACACTGCCTTGCATCGAACGAGTAGTCGAGCGTTCCGAACAGCTCTTTGAGGCTCGTCTCCTTGAGGCTCCCGAGCAAACCAGCCTTCGTGTAAGACGTGTTGCAACATCGGTAGACGTTCAAATCTCCACCGATGTACATCGTCATGTGCTGGTAGCCGCAGAATGGATCGGTCGGGCTACCGTTTTCCAAATCTCCGAGCCGTCTCCCGAACAGGTCGATGATCTCGAACCCGTCGCCGTCGTATTTTGCCTTAGCCTCGTTGATCGCCTCGACGATCTCGGGAATCAAGCCTCCGTAGAAGCCGATTCCTTGCTCTGAAAACACGGCCCCGACTCGCATGTTAGAAACGCCGGCATATTTGCACCTTGAAGCGCATTCGCCAATCTCTTTGAAGCTCTCCGGCGCTACGACAAACCCGACCCCGAGCGCACCCTCGAAGCGCTTCGCCAATCGCTCGACGTTTGCCCACGCCTTCCGCCAATGCGTCGCGTTGACGTTGCGAATCTTGCAATAGGTTTCCTCGCGTCCCGCATCGATGCTGACGCGAATCCACTTCATCCGAAGGGTGCTGTCACTCTCGACATCCAACCGAACGCCGTTCGTGACCAGGCTCGTATCAAGCCCTAAGTCCTGAGCGTATGCGAATAATTCACGATGTTCTGGATGAACAGTAGGCTCTCCACCTCCAGTGAATTGAATCGCTTTGACCCCCATCGAAGCGCAATCGTCAAGAATCTCGCGCGCCTTCGATGTCTCGATCTTTCGATTCGGGTTGTGCGTCGTCTCCGTCCAAAACAATTCAGTAGAAAGTCCAGTGTCCATGCGGTATGCGCACCAACTGCACGACTGCTGGCACAGGTCGCTCAAAATCAGTTGCACGTGAACGGGAACCGGATTCTTACCTTGGCGAAGCTGCACAATCCGGTCCAAATGGAACGCGGGCTTGAGCTGGCTGTACTTACTCATGTATGGCGAAAAATCCTTCCCGCTTGAATGTCTCTATCGTCCAGCCTGGGAAATCCGCGGGCATCCATCCAGACCGATGCGTCTGCCAATACTCCCCGCCGAGCCCCCAGCAATCTTCACGCTGCTCGACGAATCCGATCGGTGTGTAAATCACGATCTGCTTGTGCGGTTTTGACAACGCGAGCTCGATGACCCGCGTTCCAAGATCCCTGTCCATGTGCTCGATCACGTCGAGAAAATAGATCGCCTCGGCCTCAATAAGGCTCAATGCTTCGATCGCGTTCTTGTGATGCGCCTCGTATCCAAACTGCCTCAAGACTTCTACATACGGCTCGTGTGGATCGGCGCAAATGTGCCTTTCTGGCACGTACCACCGCATCGGCCGGATACCGGCACCGATATCGAGAACTGTTTGGCAATGAATCAGAGATCGTGGAGCCGGCAGCGTGTGCTCAGCGATAGCGGTCAATGACGCTCCAGCAAATCTCTCTCCACTTGATGTCTTTGTAGCCCTTAGGGCCTCCGGCACTCGGCTTCCGGTAGCCAATCGACACCAGCGGTCGATCTATCTTCACGAAATCCGGCAACCTCATGTAGAAATCGAAATCTTCTCCTGTTTCCAACGTCTCATCGAACGGCGTTGCTCTTGCTACATCACCTCGCACGAAGCAGCCCATGCTCAAGGTGCCCTTCGCTCCGTGAGCGAACAGCATCTCTCGAGTCAATGGGTAGATGTTCTCTTTGGCAATCACGCCGTCGAGACACACCGCACCAAACGTCGCCGCAGACTCAATGGCGACGTTTTGAAAAGCGTCGCTGAGCATCTCGTCGTCTGCGTCGAGCAAAAAGTACCAGTCCGAAGGATTACGGCTGATGCCGTGATTCCTCGAAGCTGAACGACCTCTCTTCCCCAACGTGTCGTCAATAATGACGACGTTAAGTTCTTCGAACGGCCCTTTAGAATTCGCCCATGCGCGATAGACGGACCCTGCCGCATCCTCCGCATACTGCTTGTGACCCGGACCCACCGGGATCACGGCCGTGACCTTCACCTGAATCGCGTATCGGACGGAAGCTCGCTCGTGAGATGGTAGTCTCCGCACTCGCACCTATAGAACGAACTCTCGTGCCTACGTCGTCCTTTGCGCCGCATGCAGCGGTTCAACGCCGTTCTGGCTGCCTTCGTCGTCGGGTATCCCTGCTTGCCTGACGGACAGCCTATGGCGCCCCGAGCAACGCGCGGGTTCGACCGCTCATCGCTTTCACGCGATTCCTGAAACATTTCTGCTTCGCCGCCTCCCAATATTGCATCGTGCCGTCAGACTTCACGCCAACTTCTTTCGTGAAGTTCCGCAGCTCCCAATCGGGCGAAAAGTAGTTCGGACTGTCGTCCAGCGGACAGCCGCAAATCACGATCGTGTAGCCCATCGCAAGACCCGTGTACACGGCGCCTAAAGCAGATGTTCCGTGCCCAGGCCATGGCCAGTTATGCCGACCGCCGACCCTGCATGAGTGAACGTGCTGGACTGGACCATACGCGCGCTCGTACTGCTTCCGTCTAGCTCCTAGCCAGTGCGGAATCAGCCGGTGGTCGTTCGAATACAGGTGCTTCACCTTGCCGGGGTAGTGCATCACGATGTCGTTGACGCACATCACGTCCCAGCCGGCGTTCTCGCCGCCCCTAACCCCAAGCAAAGCGAGGTCGTTCCAGACGCATTTCGCGCCCGCGACAACCAACAGCTTCTTGCCTTGGAATTTGTCTACGAGGTCTTGCGGATAGTCCCTCTGGGCAATCCCGAGGAACTCGAAACCTTTTAGCAGAGTGACCGCCTCATGACTGTGAGCAGCTCTAGCGCTTTTTGGCCGCCCTCACCGGTACCCTCTTCGCCGCTTTCTTCACCACGACCCGTTTGACGGGTGCCCTTACCACGAGTTTCGGTGCCTTCACGACCTTGACGGGCTCCCTCACGACTTTTGGTGCCGGCTTGCTGAGCTCGACGACACCATCAACAGCAGCAACCGCTGCGATCCTGCCCAGAATCTCGATCTTTGATCCGTCAGCGCTTACACCCAGTTCAGCGGCTACGTGCCGCAACTCCGCACGCCGCAATTCCTCTATGTTCTTGCCACGGTAGGTGTGCATGCTCATTCCCTCTCATTGCTGGCAGGTAAAGCCGGCCCCTCTGCCCAATGTGTTGGCGCCTCGTTGAAGAACACTTCGTTATGATCAACGATCAGCCCATCTGGATATTCAGCAGACTTCGGATTTATCCAAATTCCAGTCCACCTGATGCGATTGGCGACAAGATACAATCCAGCCTCTTCCGGCCACTGCTCAGAAAATGGAATCCAGCGGTGTGCGCCAAGGGAACCTTCATTCATTCCTGCGCCAGCCCCTTGAAATACTCAACCCCGGCAACACACAGCTCCACGTTCGCCCGGTACGTCGCAAGCACGCTCTCCAACAAGCTCCCTTCGATCTCGTACTTGCCCAGCACCTTCTCAGCCCCAGCAACAGATTCGAGCATCTCCTGCAGCGAATCGTGCAGGCCCTGCTCGCATTGCACCCGGATCGGATCTTTCGGCTCGTCGGCAAGGACCGAAAACGGCAGCATGAGCAAGAGAAGCCATGCTTTCATCACGTCCTCGACGTTTTTGCCACAGTAGGTGTTCGTCCAGTCAGAACATCCTCAAGATGCGCATAAACGTAGTTAGGGGCTCCGGTAATTGTCCACTTGTGAACTGTGGACAACTTCACGCCCAACCTTCCGGCCAAAACTTCCTCGCTCAATCCGGCATCAGCCAAAACCCGCTTAAAGGCGTCTCCCCATTCCTTCATCACGCACACCCTTCGAGCTCGACCCGATACGCCAAATACGCCTCGATCAGCTTGTCGCTCTCAGCTTCCAATCTTGCCCCTTCGAGCAAGCCACGTATGGCTTGGAAAGCCTCGAGCTTCCGGCGCCAGCTCTCCTCCGCAAGCTCCTCGCACTGCCGCCGCCGTTCCAGCTCCAACAATTCACTCCGCTGACGAGATTCAGCAGCCAGGGCTCTATTTCGACGCGCGTTCGACCCAGCCTCGAAACCGCGCGAAAATCCCTCGCCGGCCGATCCGAAGTCCTGGGCGAAAACAGAACTGGAAATCAGCAGAAGGGCGAGCAGCCAGCGGCTCATAGCAGGTATCCATGCTGCTGACGCCACTTGAGCGGATCTTTAAACGATTTCCTCACATTGCATGTCGAGCAAAGCAACTGCACGTTGTACTGCTCGTGCTCACCACCAGCAGCAATCGGAACAATATGGTCCAAGTGTACTTGGCCGGTTCTTTCAGACGCGCGAGGGATCTTGGTCCGACAACAGGCGCATCGACCACCTTGCCGGCCCCATAAGACAGTCAGGTAGCCACGAGGTAGCGATCCGGCTCTTCTGCCGCCACGCTTCCCGCGATAACGAGACTGATACTCGCGCGTACCGGACATCCCGTGCCTATAGCGGTGGTGGTCTTTGCCAGATGGTCGCACCCAGAAAGGACACGCCGCGCCGCAAAATCTCAGCCCCTTCTTCAAGAAGGCGTTCGTGCTCTTCGAAACAACATTCCCGCAGTCACACCGGCACAGCCAGCGGACGCAATCTCTGAAAGTCTCGTCCTGCCTGAGCACGATCAAGTGCCCGTACCGTTGCCCGGTCCTGTCAACGCCCGCCTTGCCTTTCGTGTATCCACCATTTCGCGGCCGAGCCATCGGCCTACAGTCCATGCAGTGGTCGGTTCCTACGGCACGGACAGTGGACGTCCTATATACCGCTTCCGAACCACACGTGCACCCAGCAAGCCAAAGATCCTCTCCGGCTTTAGCTGTGACAGTCTTCGACCCGAACACCCTACCGGTTAAGTCTATTGACGAGCGCGCCGCGGCTTCGCGTGTGCATCGAATGCACCGCTTCCCAGGACTCATCCGGCTAGTCCGGATAATTCGCTCGGTGCCGCAACCGCAACGACATAGCCACGTCGCCTCGCCGTTCTTGCGGCTTCCGTGGCGAGAAATGACAACGTATCCGCTCATCGCTCCGGCTCTGCTAGAGCGGCGATGTCAGAAAGAACCCCACGGAGACGGCCCTGCTCATCGAGCGCGCTCAGATACGCCTCGCAGTACCCCGGCACCTTTTGGTGCCCGTTTGCCCACCTGGATACAGTCTCTTCCGCAACGCCCAGCCGGGACGCGAGCTCCGCCTGCCTAATCCCGAACTTCTTCAATGCCTCGCGCAAGGCTTTTTTGTCCATTTGTTGACAGCGTGTCGATACCTGCCCGGCTCATTCTCTCAGAATGTTGCCACCGTATCAACTTGGGCGATTTGGAGCCCGCGAAAATATGAGGCAAAGGCAAAGGCTCTATGACCGCAAGGGGTGCCCCCGGCCTTGCCGCACCGCGCCCCGCCTCACCCCTGGCTCTGCTCCGATTCGCTCGCGTTTCCCATTGCTGCGGTGTGCCGTGCGCATAATCACCATTATGTAAAGCGATGCGGTGTCCTGTATCGCTTTCGAATCAATAACTTACCGTGTGGGCGTACCTTATCCACCGCTGCACGGCTCAGGTTATGCACAGATTCGGGCTCTACCGTGCCTCAGCCAGCCCACTATCCACCGATCCGGGCCAAACCCCGAACACTCGAGCGGCTCATCGCTAAATTGCTCGCATAATCAATGCGTTACGTTCCTGATGATGCAAACTTGCATCATGCTCGGCAACCTAATCTCTAGTTGGACCGCGCGACAGGCAACGATAAAGGATTGCATGCACCCGACCTAGCTTTCCCAGATGCCAGCATGAAACCTGGCTTGGCCTCGCGCCGAATCCATGTCTTGAGCGAACGGGTCGGAGCATAAGTTCTCCGCTATGGCTTCAGTTCTCGCCGCAAGGAATGCTTGCACGGCCTCGTTGGCAATATTCGCTTGATGCTCAGCATCCCTCAGTTGCTCGATGGCGAGCTTCTCGTGTTCCTCGGCCGCTCGGAGACGCTGTATCGCTGCTACTTGCTGGCGTAAGAGTGTATCGAGCTCGTTCATTCGCTGTACTCCGCCTCGATTGGAGCCTGCAGTAGAGCTACCAGGCCAGGAGCTTGGATCTCGAGTGCTTGCCTTGCTCGCTCTGGGCCTAGCCTGGCGACGAGAGCTTGGACCACGACGTTAGCTGTTACCGTGACTTCTCCGTTGATCTCTTGCGGAGGATTGCCGATCGACTGACTGAGTAAGTACATGCTGATCTTGGCTCCGCTCGGGTCGGAGACCGAGCAGCGGCGTTGCTTCTCTTCGTCCTCGTGGTAACAGGAGCACTTCTCGAAGATGTGCGCTTCCATCTTGTTCAAGATCGCCGAGGCTTGGATCTTCTGCCGGACCATCGTTTGATGACGCGGATTGAGTCGAGCTGCCATAACCTGCTGATCCTGCTACCCGTTTCCTCGCTGACTGCCTATGCGCATAACCGCTCGAACTTTCTGCCCGATGGTGTATAATCTTCACCACAATGAAGAACTACGCGCTACCAGCTTCAGATCCTTGCTTCGTCTCGAAATTCAATGCTCTCACAGAAAAGCTGCCAAACGGTTGCTGGCGGTTGACCAACAAAGCAACCAGTAGCGGCTACTCGATCATCTCCTACCAAAGGCGCACTTACCTTGCCCATCGACTCGCATATTTTATCGCCAATGGCATCCCGTCAAAACCTGTTATCAGGCATCTTTGCCACAACCGTCCTTGCATTAACCCAGACCATTTGGTCGAGGGCACACACTGGGAAAACTCCAACGATATGGCCACATCATTACGGTCTACAGGGAAGCTGAACGCTTCGGCAGTGCGAGAAATCAGAGCAAAGGTACCTAGTTCCAGAGATCACCGCGCCGTTGCCAGAATGATGATCAAATACAATGTCGGGGCTAGCGTCATCATCGGCGTTATCACCGGAGGAGCCTACCTATGGGTTTGATGCCAGACCGGTCCAAGTACAACCCAGACCCGAAGTATCTTCGGGAACTAATAAAGCGCGCTGGGCTTTCAGGGAACTCCGCAGCGGCGGCTATCGGCGTTCATCGGAGAACGATGCGTTTCTGGCTATCTGGTACTCACAAGATTCCGTATCACGCCCAATTCACGCTCGAATGCCTCGCTGGCAGGAAACGGCAGCCTGAGAAGCCGTAAGAGCGGCGATCTCCCTCCGGGCTTGGCTACCCTACCTACCAGGTTTCAATGGCTTAGGCAGCCTCCACCTTGCCGAGCTTCACTACGTCCTGCGGCTCGAGCGTCAGCTTTTCTAGCTGGATCTCGACGTGCTTGTGTGTGTGGTCGTCGTATTCCCGCTCCGACACTTCCTTGACCTTGCCGACTCCGATCACGAGGAAAGTATCGTCCAGGTTCGGCATGTCAATGCCGAGCTTCTTCAGCTCTTCCTCTCCCAGGCTCAAACGGAGGCCGTAGGGGTAGCTCGGAACGTGAGGCTGCACCATCTCTTCGTGCTGCTTTTCGGCCTGCGTCAGCGCCATCTCTCGGAGCCTTAAGGTTCCTAACTCTTTCATGCTCGCCAACTCCCTTGCCCGAAATGAGTGACCTTGATGCTCGGATCGCACCAAACGGAAAACCCGTGCTCTCGCGCGAGACTGCACAGCGAATAGTCCTCGCTGAGCAAAGTGCCATCAACGATCCGTTCGATGAAAATATGCGCCCCATCGCCGTTGATCGGGTCCGTGTAGCTAAGCTCTGGAATGGCCGATAGCCTCTCGAGCACTTCCCGCTCGATGAACATGACCGCACCGCCGATGAAGTCTACCTCGAAAGGCTCGGCCGGCATCTCGGCCCGCGTGACGCGCTTGCCATCTCGGTACACCGAGAGGCTTTCTGAGTGGTCCTGCGTCTTGAGGCACACCGCCGCACCCCTGATCGGCTTGTCGAGATCTACGAGCCTTAGAAAGTCCTCAGGCTCAATCTGAATGTCGGCATCGATCATCGCGAGCGTCTTGCGGTCTGTCCGCAGGAACGTAGCCGCAAGATTGCTTCGCCCCCTAGTAATGGCTGACTCATTGCCAGTCAAAAGCATGTCTAGCTCGATTCCGTGAGCCCCACAAAGCTGAGCGATGCCGAGGAGTGAGTTGAACGTCTCAACCCGGAGCTGCCCGCCGTAGCATGGCGTTGCAACCAGTATGCTCACCAGAAACGATGAATCGTGATTGCGTCCGTTCCGCTATCCCAAAGCCGCTTGACTTGGCACGGGACAAATTCCCCAGCTGCCAATGTCAAAGTGATCGAGTTCGCGTCTGGATTGCCCCAGCACGTAACAGTAACCGCACCATCCGCGTTGACCCTAAGTGCGCTAGGAGCAGTGAAATTCACTGTGTCACTTTGCGCGGCCAATGCGCCGAGAATAGGGAAGTTCGTAATCGAAAACTCGCCGACTTGGCCGATATTTTGAGTGCTCCGACCTTGCGCATAGAGGAAGCCTGATGCCAACACAAGCACAAGAATGATGGCCGACCTATTTTTCATCAGTTCACCCCTAGTCCCAAACCAAACGGTCTTCTGCCGCCCCTGCCGCCCTCCAAAGGTGGCGGTTCCTCACCCAAGCTAACCACCCCGCTCAGCTCCTGATCGAACGCGACCTCGGTACTGGCAGCAGGGTCTTGGCTGATGATGTCGCCCGCGGGCACTGTGTCGCTGTAGTCCGTCTCGCTCGTGTCGAGTGTGGGCTCTGACCGAAACGGGAAAGCAGCTAGCTCAAGTGTAATGGCCTCATCCGTGTCACTTCCAACGAGGTCAGGCACGGTAATCGTGTCGATCGGCCACTCGACATCGGCAACGAAACAGTGATCGCCCGTCCCATCGTCGAATCGTCTGGTAATCTCACTCCCGGTCTCGTCCTCGTCCATGTCGTCGACGGTGCCGGAGTAGAGCAAATTACCAGTACCACTATGGGCAAGGCCGTTGATGACCGCTCCGGTGAACACGGCGAGATCAATCGCGTCTCCGTCAGGATCGCTGATCTCTAGGCTGAAATCCCGGCTGTACGCTTCGCCTGTTTGGAACGGATGATCAGAGCCTTCCGGGCAGGTCGGCGGACCATTGTTCAAGTAGAGAAAGTCGTACTGGCCCTCGTATGAGCCGGGATAAGTAGCACCAGCAGAAGCAAACAGGTTGCCCGTGGTCGCGCTCATAATCCCGAATCGAACGCTCTCCTTGGCCGAGGGACAATCACCGACACCGCCTACCCCTGCAACGGTGAAATCGCCCGTGGTCGTGTGCGTGAACTCGCAGCCGATGATGCTACCTACTGTCGCGATCTCGACCCAATCACCGGCTGCTATCTCGGTCGTCGTGCCCCAGAAGGTTTCATCGGCTGCATCGCCGAATACCGCCATGTTCGACAGTGCGGCCCAGCCGGCCATTGCCAAAGACGTGAGCGGGAAGATGTCGCAGTCACCGCCGAACACCGTTGCACAGCCGCGTTCCTCGTCTACGTTCGCGTCTTGAGCCGAATCCCCACCGGCATTCGTGGCGATGAAGTAGATATCGTAGGCCGGACGAGATGCCAAGCCTGTGAAATGCGCACTCCATGAGACCGTAGCCGTGAGAGATGCGGTCTCGTATTCGAGCGCATCCTCATCCCCTGTGCAGTCGCCTACTTTGAGCTGCGCATCGGTCGGTGTTGCAGAATTCACCCGACAAGCCACCATGTGGCCCGTCGAGTCCTCGTCTACCGTGACGGCGCAATTCATTCCATCGGCGTCACGAGTGCCGCAGGTGAGAGCGCTGGTGATTGTCGGAGCTGTTTCCGCCTCGTCGCCGATGCTGAAGATGAAGCTCAACTCGGGCTTAGCCGCGTTGGCCTCGCTCGTCAGCTCGAAAGCATTCGTGTCGATGGCCGCCGAAATATCCGTTTCCGTTGTCTGCAAGTCGTAGGCAACCAGCAGAGCCAGATCAATCCCAGCGGGCGTGTCGAGCTCGGCCCACATCATGTCAGCAAACGTCGGTGCCGCAGCGGCGGTGTACGTCGTGGCGGTGACGCCCACGGCAATCACGAGACGGTTGTCGCCCGTCACGTCTAGCGCCTCGTGGTCGATGTGCCCGAACTCATCCTCTGCGAGACCCGCCGACATATCAATCGGCAGATTGCCGCAGTCGAACGATCCATCGGTCTGCACGATGAACACGCCCATGCCAACGACGTCCGCATTGTTGTCGGCGTATGTAGTCGTAATTTCTGGCGGGGACTCGGAACTGGAGAGCGCGACCCGGCAGTGAGCACCGGCCACGAGATCAACATTCGTGTCGGTCGATTGGAAATTGGCCCGCAGCGCGGTGTGGCCGGAAATGGCAGTCCCAATCGTCTCGCCGTCAGCGCCGCCACTGAATTTGTCGTTTGACCCGACCGGGATTGTCACGATGAGGTCGCCCGCTGCATGGGTCGGCATCGCCGAGAGCGCAAACGAGCCGTCGTGAGTGGCGGCGAACTGAATGTCGGACGCCCCAACAGTCATCTCGGCATGGGCGGAAGATGTGAAGCAGGTCACAATTCCTACCACCAGGAGTGCTAGAATCCGGCGAAACGACAAGGAGAACCTCATGACTGCACTCACGCTACTCACTATCCTCGGCGCACCGATTGCCATCATCGCCTTCGTCATCTGGATGACACCGGACATCCTGCCGCCAGAGCAGGAAGAGATCGACTCGGATACCGGCACGCCTCACGCGTGGTTTTGATCACAGACAGCCCGCCGTCACGTTAGGCGGGCAGTCCGTATTCGTTACGATCCAGTCGCCCTCTTCTACCCAGTCCTTGGTGCCTCGGGGGTCGAGCATCCCGCCCATGTTCCAATTTCCCTCGTCCGGCTCTCCACCGGTTTGGTAGTTCTTGTACATCAGGCTTTGGTAGTGTGAGGCCAGGGTGTTGCACTCATCGAGCAACTCCTCAGGCATGTAGTTGCCGCCGTTGTTCGATCCGGTACCGAGCGAACTCACCTGTATCGAGCACATGCGGCCAATCAGCCCACGGTAATCGACCCCCCCGGTTTCTCCGATCAAGACGCGCTCGCCTTGAGTCCGCGATGTGATGGGATTCCTCGTGCGGGGCGAGTCGTGCGCACATGGCGGGCCGCTCTGGTACAGACAATCGACCAACACTTGAGGGCGTGTGTCCGGGCCGCTATGAATTGCCCCGGCGTTGAGGATGTGCTGGAAAAAATCGATTTGCTGCGTCGGATTCGAGCCGGTCAAATAATTGAAAAACACGATGATCTGGGTCTGTTCGAATTCGCTGGCAGCAGAGTCGATGGCCCGCTTGAGCTGCGTGATGTGTGCCGATGGGGAATACCCGGCCGCTGCCGGCATCGGCGAAATCGCCGTCTCGGTGATGACGAACCCCTCGAAGTTGGGGTCGCCGTCATATCGGTTCGCGATCGCGCTCTTCGCGGCGATGAAGCGATCCATGACTGCCTGTTTCCACACGAGCGCATAACAAGCGTTTCCGCTATTTGCGACCATGGCGCCGCCGTCGTACTGCGATTCGGTGCGGACATATAGGGGCGCCGCCTGCGAGCAAATGCCGCCGCCGCCAAAGCTGGCCGCCTGTAGCTGGAGGATTAGCTGCTTGTCGCACGCCGCCAGCATTGCCAGCATCTGATCAATTCGCGTGAAGGTATAACCACCTTGCGTGGTCGGCTCGAAATTACCCCACGGGAATCTGATGTGGTAGCCAACTACATTCGTCGTCGAGCACACCTCGGCAATGCGGGACTGAACGTCTGACCATTGGCCACTATTCGCGAGCCAGCCCACATGCGGCTCTTGCAGTTGAAATCCAGGGTTCCAGTTTTTTGCGCCTGCCATCGGCGGTGCTCCGGGCGTCGCCGAGTACGTCACGCTCGCAGGTGCGCAATTATCGTCTGCATCGCACGCGACGAAAGTCAGGTCAGCGGCTGCCATCGTCTCGTAGCTGCCGGAGAACCACGGCGCGTTGGTAACGCCCGCCTGGGTCATCGTGGACGAGACCAGCGCACCCGAATCGGCAGAGGTCGCTGCATGCCACATCGGCGCGGCGAACAACGTGTCGGGCAACGCTAGCGCGTTGTCGGTCATTTGCGGTAGCCACTGTTCGTCCGTGAAATCCTTGGCGTGACCACGGAAGTCTCCGTTCGAGATACGTTGCAGCGCTACGCAGTCATAGTCGCCCAGACCGGGATTCGAGCTAGCCGCCGAGCCGCCATCTTGGACGACCCATCGAAACAAGTTGCGAACGTTGGTGAGTGCTTCGTCTACCTGCTTCCACGCCGCGATATAGCGCTCAGTCTGGTCGGCCGGGTTGCTCGTCGCTCGGAACATCCAACCCGTTAACGAGAAATCGGAGGTCGTCGTCACGCTGCCAGTCGCCGTACAGGATTGTGCCCAAAACACTCCGGAAACCGCTTGGGGCGTGCCCGCGCAGAAGCCTTGGTTTCCTGTTACGGGCAGTCCCTCGCCCGCGCAATCCTCGATCTCGAACTCCAGATCGCCAGGCGTGTACATAGGCGATCCGGTCGTGCCGAACTCGACGAGCGACGAGTGATCGAGCTGCAAACCCGACGCAACGTTGATCGTCTCGACGAGCATCGCGTCATCGTAGACCTCGACATAGGACATGCCTGCGCCGCCCGTGTCGATTGCAGGAGGGCATGTGTATTCGATCAAGCCGACGTCGGTCGTGATGATGCACCCTTGTACGGTTGTCGGCGGGCTCAGGTCGCCCTCCGGCACTCCGACGATATCCCAGTTGATTCCGCTCGACTGCACGGTGAGCGTTGCCCCGACGCCCCGGAACCGGAGCGTGCCGCTCGCGGCCATCAGGTTGTCGTTGACGACGTTATCGCCTTCCTCGGCCGGCGTGCCGTCGATCGAGAAGCTATCCTCTGCGGTGTCGCCGGATACCGTGTCGATGAAGATGTCGAGCGCCGATGTTGCCTCAGTGCCGGACCAGCAGGAGCGCACGTTTTCCTCGAAGGCCGCCGAGATATTGGTCATCGAGGGTAAGCAGAGCTGGTCGAGGCTGAGCGTTGCGATGTCGTCCCGCGTGCACGTCGGGTCGGTGAGGATGATCAGTCCGTCCTCGCAGCGTTGCGCCGTGAGCGACAGTGCGGCGTCGGCTACCGACATGCCGAGAATCCCCTCAATCACCCGAACAGCAGCGGACATGCCGTTACAGTAGATCGTTGCCGCTCCGGGGCCTTTGTACAGCGTGTCGTACTCGGCGCCATCGGGAGCTACGCAGGGCCACGTAGTGCCAACTTTGGTGTCCGGACGAACCCACTGCGCTTCGGAGCTGTCTGGCAAGGGGATTCCCACCCATAGCACGCAGGCGAACGCAAGGCTCGAACCGAATCGCTTCAAGGAATTCTCCGGGGCTATAAACGCGAAAACCCGCGCGATGGCGGGTTCTGGTGTGCTTGCTCTAGTGGCAACTAGAGTGCTGGGATTCCGTTAGTGTAATAGTTTGGGTAGGGAATTCAAGGGGTTTTGCTCATTCAAACGCGGCGCTTGTCGGCTTCGATGACAGCCGGATCGGCGCTGACGTAAGTGTCATCTTGCTCGCGTGTCTCTACCAAACCTACCGTGATCGTTACCGGCTCAAGAGTGCCGTCCTCGCGTACGACGTGAGCCTCGATTGGATCGCCGAGCTTTCTTCCTGTAAGCCGCATGCTCTCCTGGGCCAGTAACCCGCAAGTTTTTTGAGCCGCGTCCAATCGGGAGCGGAAATCGTCGCGCTCGCGCTTCACCTCCACATAGCCGACGATCTCAAGATCAGCGGCCAGCATATCGCTTAGCTTCGCAATCTTTTGCTTGGCCTCGTTGAGCTTGGACTGAAGCCGTTGATAGTCATCATGGGCAACATATCGCCCATTCTCGGCCGGCACCATCTTGCCGATCACTCCGCCGCGAGGCCCATCGGTCAAGTCAATTTCCAGACGTTCAACCATTTTTGCTGCCTCACTCCCCACGCCTCAAATGATACCCGATCAGAATGCGTGCCTGCCGCAGCATCTCCGCTGTCCGTTCCAACGAATACCCGAACCTCAAGCTGATTTCGTACTCGGAAATCTCGCCAGGTTCGAGGTAGAACATAGCCAGCGGTCGCCAATAATCCTTTCGCTCGACACGCATCTTTGCAACGGCTTTGTCCGTCCTCGCAATCTCCGCTGTCGGCTCGCCAGGGTGCCCTGGATCGGTTCTCTCGCGTAAGTAACCCTCGGACGTGCCCTCGGTTCCAGGAGACGCACAACGCGCCCAGGGAGCCCACTCAAGGAGCCGCTTGTGGACCCACTTCTCGCCTTGAGCATCGGATATTTCACGAACTACTGCCGCCATTTACAATCTCCTAGCATCGAGACCGGGCCGGGTGCCCGAGCAGAGCTTTCCCGGCCCGGCTCTCCGCCTCCGCTCCCCTTTGTCGGTGGGGGTCGCTAAAGGGTCGGGGAACGAAACCTAAAACCACGCCACCGTTCATGCTAAAATTAGCTCACCTGACCGACCGGCTGGGAATGCTCGACCGGAGCAAGCGTCAGGCCCCCGACCGCCGGCGGGAAATCCGGCGGTATCACAACCACGCCGCCGCTATCCCAATGCCAACAGCCACTAGCCCGCACGCATAGACTCGCCAGAATTTCGCCCGTGGCGAGAGTTTGGGCTCGTGCTCGGGCCAGACTCGTGGGTTATTCATGGCTCGCGCTCAATCAGTTGCTCCAGCAATTCGATAATGCGGTCGAGCTTTTCACCAAAGTCTGTTGGGCGAGCGCCTATCGGCAGTGGCGACGGATTCGGAGCGTATACCGGAGTTGGCGATGGCCCGAACTCTAGCTTTGGGCAAGGGAGATTCCCGTGTCCACCCGATTGCCCGCACACCAAGCAATCAAAATCGCCGGTCGTGTGAGCACGATGCGGAGAGAATGTTATCCGTCCAATATTCATGCGGCTTTCTCCTGCTTCTTTGGCTCGCTCCACTTCACGTCGTGGTCAGCCCCGAATGCGTATACCAATTCCACTAGCTCCGACAATTCCCGAATCGTCATCCGGCTCGTGTGCGCGCCGAGAATCACGAATCCCCCATCGATGCCGGGAACGGCTCGCTGCTTTTTCAACGCTGCGGTAAATACGTCCTTCCATTCCTCAGGCGTGAGCTTCTGGCCGTACCATTCCACCTGTCTCGACACGTCGTGCAGCATCGGCCAGACCTTTGCGTTTTGATCGAGCGTCCGTGTGGGTCTGGTAATGCGAATCAGCACAGCGCCCGCCGGCAAACCACGGCGTACCATCTCACCGGCCCACTTCAACGCAAGCTCAATGCCGCTCTCGTCGGCAACCTCGTGCTGGAGTTCGCGGCGGCGCTTCACTGCCCAGTCCTGCCGATCATGAAATTGAGAATGTCCATGAACGAAAACGCCTTGAGCACTTGCCCGTTCCAGTCCGCATGGAACTCCGCTTGCTCAGGCGTCAATTCGTGACGATGTGCCGGCTGCGTCTCGTCTTTCAATTCGACCAAAAAATTAAAGCCTCGGTAGCCAATGACGAGATCAGGGAATCCGTTGCCGACCGCTGACGTCACCGCCACGCTGCAACCAGGAATGCGGCGCAGGTCGGCCACAATCTCAGGTTGATTCCCGTCGATCTTCGCCGCTCGCCTCACGCAGCCTCCGTCGTGTCGAAGTCCTCCAACAACTGCCGATCCGTCCCGTACAGGTCGTTAAAGTCCCGCTTGTGAAGCGCGAGCGAAGGTCCGTAGTAAGCACGCATCCAGTGTGCTGTCAGAGCCGTAATCGGCACGCCACGGTGATGCCATGAACAAAGCGGAATCGTCGCCATGTGCCCGCCTGAGAGCTTTCGAGAGCCCTTGTCGGTCAGGTGATGGGCCTCGGTCGGCAACGGCTGAGCCACTTGCTCGATCGCGCAGCACAGGCACGGCAGATCATGGATTCTGTCAAGCCTCGATTGCTCCGCTTTCGTCGGTTTCGACGTGGAATGTCGCATCAGACGTGCTTCCACGTATGTCGACTGAGCACGTTGAATACCGATCGGATGCTGATTCCGTAACGGCGCGCCACATCAGCGATAGGTTGCTGTCCGCGCTCCTCTCGAATTCTCAGAACGTCGGCAACAGTTAGACGTGCGTCGTGATGCCGCTCGCCTCCGTACATCGTCCCGTGCTTGTGCTTATCAGCACAGTTGCCAGCCTTCGTGTCATACCGAAGATTGCTCAGAGCAGAGTGACTCCTATCGCCATCGTTGTGACAGCAATCCATTTCTGGGCGCGGCTTAGGACCCCAAAACGCTTCAGCTATTGCAACGTGCAGCTGTATCCGCTCAATCGTTCCATTCCCATTCGACAGCCGCAAAACCTTGTAGCCCTTTACCGTCCCCGGCTTTAATCGATGCCAATGCCTGCCGACTTTCATCCCGTGGCCCATGCCGGCCGGCTGCCACGCGCTCATCACATAGCCATCGGAATAGAACCTATAACCAGGGAATCTGTTGATCGTTCTAAACTCGTTGGTTGAGTGGTTCATGATTCGTCACCGTGCAGCTTTTTCAGGGTCGCCAGCGCCTTCAAAATCTCGCTCGTCTTTGGACGTTTCCGCTTCTTCGGCCTCGCCCGCTTTCCCTTCCGCTCGCGCTTGATCTCGGCCGCTATCTCGTCGATGGTCGGACGGCGCTCACGTGGAACATTCATGCGACTCTCGCCTGGTAGTTGACGTAGGTTTTCGGCCTGCCGCGCTCCGACTCGACGTACTGCTGCGAGGACTCGTGCCACCACAGCGCGAACTTCCCCTCCCAGGATCCGTTGCGGGATTTCCACCACGTCAAGAACGCGTCTGGCCGCTCGAGCTGCTTCTCGTCGGCATCGGTGCGCTTGTCCTCGGGCTTTTGCGCGGCTTCCTCTTTGCGCTTGTTACGCCACAGCGAGCAGCCGTTGTCGGCCATGTCGGTGATGGACTGAGCCCCCCGAACGTCCATCTTTCCTGGCTGATCGTCCTCGCTGCTCGACTTCCGCGGATGGGTAATCAGCAGCACGTGGGCACCGGTCTCGATCGTGAAGTCCTTGAGGCGCTCCACGAACGATTTCTGGCCGTTGTAGTCGTCCTCAGCGAGTCCGCACTTCGCGAGCGAATCCACGACGAATAGGCCAATCTCGTACCGCTTCTGCGCGTACTCGAACACCTGCATCATTCGCTCGACCTTGGCCGTCCCGGTCACGGCAAAGAGCCACAGACGCTCATCGAGCCAGCCTTGAATCGCGCGGATGAACGGGATGGACGGCAGCGGATTTCCGTCAATGGCACCGTTGAGCGCCGCTGCCTGCCGGACCATCCGTTGCAAAGTGAGCTTCGGCTGCATCTCCATCGAGGCGATACAACACCGGTTCCCCTGCCAGCACGCATCAAGGGCTATCTGCGAAGCCAGGATGCTTTTGCCGTGGCCGTTGATGCCCGTGATGATCGTCAGCTCGGCCGGCCGCAAAAGAATCTTGCCTTCGGCCTTTCCCCACGGCGGCAGGATCCCCGGCACGAAATCATCGGGCGGGTAGAACGCCCGGATAACCTCGTCCGTGAACGTCCCGGCTGACTTTAGCTCGGCCGGATCCAGCGTCTGCGCTCGCTTGATGAGATCGCCGGCATCGAGCCGTTTCAGCAGCGCGTCGTTCGCGTCCTTGCCGCTCGTCTGCTTGACCACGCGGCACCGGTGGGCCCCGAGACGGTCGACGATCTTCCGGGACGCAATCTGCCCTTGCTCGTCGGCGTCCATCCAGACGTAGATCACGTCGAATCGCTCAAGCGCCCCGTACTCGACCTCGATCCACGTCAAGCCCTGAGCCCCGTTCGGAACAGACAGCGCCGGGTAGCCCATCTGCCACGACGCCACGGCATCAAGCTCGCCCTCGGTCAGCACCACGGAGCGCGCGTCGTCCGGTATCGCCTGCCATCCGAACAGCGGCATGGCGCCGCCCTTCTCGACACGCATCCGGGATTTGTCGCGGATGTTCCGGTACTTGACCGCCACAAGCTCGCCGTCACGAAAGTACGGCAACAGAACCTCGTCACCATTCGCCCGGAGCTTGTACGCTTCCTGCGCGTCGAGGCTGATCCCGCGCTCCTCGAGCCACGCCGCAACCTCGTCGCGCGGATCCGTGCATTGCGGCTTCTCGATCGGCTTGCACACAGGCGCTTTGCCGCTGACGAACGTCGGCTCCGGGATCCCGAGATACGCGCACGCCTCGCGCATCGCATCCGGCAAATCGACGCCGCGACTCTCGCGCCACAGGTCGAGCAAGTCGCCCTTGCCGTCGCCGGCAAAGTCGGCCCATATGCCCGCCTTCTCGCCCGTGAGATGCACGCCCAAGCTCTTGCCGGACTCGCCCCCTACGGATCCCGCGCGCCACTCGTGGTTGTCGCGCTTTCCGCCCGGCAGCAGGTACCGGCAGACGCCCTCAACGTCGCCGGCAAGCAGTCGCGCGATCTCGGCGGCCTGCATCAGGTGTAGACCCCATCATCGACGGGCGGCGTGTGCTTCCCGTTCGGCTTGTCCTTCAGCGCGAACAGTCCCGTCCAGCCATTCGCGATTGACTGCTCAACGATCGCTGCTTGATCCGCACCGTATCCGGCCAACTTGCGTTGGGCGGCCAGCATTGAAGCTGACTTGATCGGCTTGCGAATCTCGCGACGGTATTGCCTCCACCGCTCCCATGCTTCGGAATTCAGTCCTGCCGGCGGGTTCGCGCCTCGCGCGCCCTTCTTCTTTGCTTCTGTATCTGTATCTGCATCTGCATGTGCGACATCCGCGACTGGCTGCGACACGTTGCGACGCCCCGCGACAGGTTGCGACTTCACTTCGGCTGCTCTCTTTTCGGCGATACGGATCCGATCCGCTTCGCGTTTTTCCTCGGCCGAGGCCATCTGCCTGTATTTCCGGTGATTGACTACCCGCCATCCCCACGGTCGCGCGTCGTCGACGAGTTCTATCCGTCGCCCATCGCAGTCTGGAGTTCGGCTATACTTGTCAGGGCTAAGCAGTAGCTCGATGCCCTTCTGGATAATCTCAAGTGGGATGCTCGTGCGCGCGGCTAGAGCTTGAGGTGTCATGTCCACGTATCCCTCGGCATCGGCAAGCACGATCATTTGCTGGAAAGTCACGATGGCTTCCCACTGGCCGTACAGGCTGCCGTCATACATGGACGAGAAAATCTTGCCGTACATCAGGCAAGCCGCCACAAAATGCGCATTGCCCAATTCGGAATCCACCGTTGACGAGCAGCCCATTTGAGCCACCGCGGATAGCGCGTGTCCGCCTTGATCGAGCTGTCCGTGTTCCAATGTCTCATTTGCGCTTTCGCTTGAACTCCTCGAGGGCCTGCAGAGTCAACCCGCGAACGACTTCTGGATCGGCTCTACATCGCCATGCTTCGCTCAGCCGCTTACGCAGCTCGGATACTTTCGGTGCGCCGTACTTGCCGGAAAAAAGCGTCTCAGGATTAAGTGGTCTCACGCGTAGAGCCCTCCCGATATACCAAGGCCGATAAACACTCCAAGGAGCACTAGAGCAACGGCAGCGAGCACGTTTTTCTGGGTGTCGGGGCTCACGACAGGTGGTCGTCATTGAACGGCCGGCGCTCGACGAATGAAACCGGCTGATCCTCGAGGAGCCGTCGCCCGATCGTGTCGAGCTCGGCATCGGTGAGCTTGCTCGGATTCGCCACTACCCACGGAGCGAGACGGAGAACGCCCTCGCGGTTGACGAGTGGGATGTTGAGGCTCATGTGCGCTCCCGGAGCAAAGGCGGACGGTGGCCGGGCGCTACTCCGGCTTGCAGGTTCACTCTGGCCTTTCGGCATTTACGGTCCGGTCCCTTGGGGGTGGAATGACCGGTCATAAATCCACCCTTGCATTCGGGCACCTCGCGATGCCTAACCCTGCGGCCCCCGTCGCCTGCGTGTCTGCATTCCACGCCTCACCGTCCATAAATCGAAATCGCCACCTTCTGGTAACGGGCTCTGCCGGAAGGGGGCGGGGGATCATTGGATTCACACGAGCCCCGACTTTTCGAGCAACCACACCGGCAGCTCGACACGAGTCTCGACGCCCTTCCGCAAAGGTTCTTCCTCGTCCACGATCTGCGAGCGGGGAATCCACGCCTCGTCCTTTCCGTTGCTCAGCAGGACCGCCCTGTCCGTCTCGGCGGTTACGCTGATGTCGATCCATTCGGTGTTGGTGCTCACTTGATCCTCGCCATCCATTCGAGCGCACAGCGGGGATGATTTACGTAAGCTGTTGAGTTATGTCGCATTTGCGACACGGAGTCGATCGGCTGGTGTAGGGTTCTCGTCATAACGAGAACTAGGCGGTTGCCTTGCGGTTATTCCAGCCGTCGTAAACGTCAGGATCGAACTTCAGTCTTCCGCGCGTCAGCTTGTGCAGCTTCGCGGCACTCAGCGGCGGAACCAGATCGTCCCAGGCGTAAACGGCCGCTTTTGTGAGCCCAAGAGCCTCTGCGACTTTAGGAGCGGACCCGTAGTGATTGATGACATCAGACTTCAGCATGGTAGCGCCGAGTATAGCTTACTAGACCGACAAATCAAGTATGCTCCTGCGGCGCAGGTTTACGCTACCGGCATGAGCACGATGGGCGAACGGATACGAGTCCTTCGAGAATCGAAGGGACTGACGCAGGAACAGCTAGCGGCTCAGCTCGGAGTCACTAAGGGCGCTGTTCACCAATGGGAAAAAGACATCACCAAGAACGTCAAAAACGTGACGTTTCTAGCGCTTTCACAAGTGCTCGGCACGACTCAAGAATATCTTCTCTTCGGTCCACCGTCAGAGCGCGAGACCCCGCGCAGCACGTCGCGCAAGCCTCGCTAGGCCCTCGCAGGCACCGATCGCACGGCCTGAAGTCCACCCAGGCCACGTTTTCAACCATCCGATAGCGCCGATACCCACGGTCTGAGGCCACGATACGTCCTCCTTACCGCCTTTTTTCGCTTTGGCGGTATAGCTTGCTTGACGTGATACCTAGCTTGCTATACTCTGGCCCCATGCTGAACGCACAGGGCAACCAGTCAGGTCGAATCGAGAATCGTCACGGTTCCGCCCCCGCATTGTTCTTGTCGGCAAGTCGAGACAGCCCATATTAACGCCGTGTTTCGCTGAGTAGCAAATGCAACGACCGAACGACGGTTCTGAACGGGAGGGAGAAGTGAGCGAGCAACAGAGCAACAACGAAATTCGTTTTGGTTCGCGCGAATACTGGCAAGCACTCACCAACATCGTGCCGGACGACCGCATCTATCGCGGATTGCGCGTGACGGTAGAAGGCGGCCGGAAACACAAAGGCCGGACCGGATCGGTAACCGTACACAAGCAATCGCCCTACGAGCACGACGTGTTCCGCTACGCCTCCGGGGCAAGTCTTGATCTGCGGCTGATGCGCGGACGCGATGGTTTCGTGGCACTCGTTACGCCTGATGACGACGGACACCCGAAGCCGTTTTGGGTTCCTTGCAAGCACCTCATGCCGCTTACCGATCCTGTGGACGCCATTAGTTCACTGTCTACGCGAGGCAAAACAGCATGAACAACGTTATCCGTTTCCCCGACTCACGCCGGTATGACTGCACCAACGACCTGACTGCTGTGCAGCCGTGTCACCGTAACGCATGTCGATTCTGCGACATGATCCGGCGCGAAAACGAAACGAGCGCCCAAAGGATCAAGTTGCTTCTGGCCGAAACGCGAGGGGTTAGAGGATGAACGAGAATCAGGACAGCAGACAAACACTTCGCGGAGCGTTAGAGGAATGCCGCCGGCTAGCAGACGCCTCCAAAGAGGGTTTCGAGGAGGACCAGCACAAGGTGCTCGCCGCCATCTACAGCGTCGCGAATGATGCTCTGTCCCCGGATAGCTGTCCGCACGGCGTGCCGTACATCGACGACGAGGACGGAATCTGCAATCGATGCGACGGATTTGTGCCGTGATTCAGCAGCACCCAACCCTAAAGGACTACGCCATCGGCATCGCCTTTCTTGTGCTGCTGATTTTGGCTTGTGGAGTACAGATATGAATCCCGAGTTGAAAGCGAAGTGGGTCGAGGCGTTGCGGAGCGGGAAGTACGAGCAGGGCGAAGGATTCCTGCGCGCCCACGACGAAACCTATTGCTGCCTGGGCGTGCTGTACGACGTGCTTGCTCCTGATGCTCAGTGGGAGCACGGGGAAGATGCATGGTTGCCGCCTGTCGAGGATCGCGTTGGTGACGACGACGGGGATCTACCGGAGGGCCACTTCGATCCATCGGTATACGAACGCGCTGGCTTTAAGTATGCCGACGCTTTGGAGCTCGCCAATATGAATGACAACGGTGAGCCGTTCTCTGCGATCGCCGACTACATCGAGGCCAACCTATGACCCTACGCCACGTCGTCAGCGGAAGCTATTGCGACCGAAACCAACGTCCCTGTCCTCGCGACGAGCACGGGAAGCTCCGGTGCGATTGCGGGCACGACGACGCAATCATGCTCAGCCTCGAACGCCAGGACGCGTTCTACCGCAAGAACCCGCGCTCGATACCGGGCTACGGCGCATCGACGCCACAGGGCATCGAGGAACAGTACCAAGCCGCGGCGAGAGAGAAGCGCCGCATTGAGTCGGGGGTGCCGGAGTGAACAGTTGCTCGGAATGCAAGCATGCCAAATGGGAGTTGACCAAGAACGGTCGCGTTAATCCCCACCGGCCTGGTCGCTGCACATGGGAAAAGGTAGTCCACGTGCCGCGCGCTTTCGTTGGCGACTTTCGTCACCGCAACGGCGAGCCAGTCGTTCTTAAGGGCGGGTACATCTGGCGCAAGCATATGCCGGAGAAGTGCCCAACGTTCCAACCGAAAGAGGTTCCTCATGGATGACCACACACAGATATTCGTAGACGACCGAATCAAGGTCATGGACTTAGCCGAAGCATTTGCGCGAATCGGTTTCCACATCGTGAACCGCGACGGGAATCTCGTGGCCGAGCCTGCGCCTTGGGGCGAGACGGTTTCGGAGAGGGCGCAGGCATGAGCGACGAGTACTTGACGCTGAAGTGGGGAAGCCTGAAGTCGTGGCACTTCGAGAGCGACAAGGCCAGGGAGCTGTTGCAAAAGTGGGCCAGCTTGGGCCACTCGTTCAGCGCGGCCTTGCACCACGACACGCTCGAGCAGAAGCAACTCATTTGCGACCTGATCGACGCGGGCGACTTCGAGACGGTCTATCTCGACTGGGATGGCAAAGAAGTCTCGAAGGAAGAGGCGAAAGAGTACGTGATGAATTACGACAAGCAACCATGACCTTCGACAAGCACCTTCGCCAGCTCGCCGAGCAATACGCAAGATGGCGCCAAGTACCGGGCTGCGATCAGTTTGAGCTTGCGATTGCGTACTTCACGGCTCACCAATCAGACACGGGCGAGATTACGGCGGACTGGAAAAAGCTATCGGAGCTTTTCTCTCTCACGCGCGACGGCGATCTTGCCGAAGTCGGCCTGCTGTTTCGGCGCATGGTCATCGACGAGTCGGGCGTGGAGAAGGCTTTCGAGTACGCGCGGCTGTGTTACGAGGAAGATCGAGAACGCGCCCGAGACGTGGCGCAGGAGATTGGATATGGCCGCTAACAAGAACGAAGTTCCTCGCATCCCGGCTCTGGAAACTCAGGAGCCACCGAAGGTGCCGCTGAACATCTATCAGCGGGTCAACGAGGTCCGCATGAAGGTCTGGTACGTCCGAAAGGACAAGACGGTTGAGACTGGTGGCAAGCCGTACAAAGCCACGACGCACGACGCCGTAACGGCCTTGGTCCGCAATCACCTGATTGAACATGGCGTCTTGATCGTACCCAAACTGATCTCAAGCGCCATCTCGCAAGTAGGGGAGACGAAGCACGGCACGCCGATCTGGCGCTACGAAGCGAAATACGATATCGAGTTCGTGAACTGCGACCAGCCAGACGACAAGATTGTTGTGCCCGCCGAGTCGCACGCCAACGACTCAGGCGACAAGGCACCAGGTAAGGCGGTTTCCTACGCTACCAAAGGCGTCATCCTGAAAGTATTCAACATCGAGACTGGGGAGGACGACGAGAGCCGTGTCGAGCCCTACGGCGGCGTTCCGCGCGTCTCAGCGGAACAGGTAACGCTGCTCAAGGAGAAGATCGCCGAGACCGAGGCCGACGAGGAAGCCTTTCTCAAGTACCTCAAGGCCGAGACGTTGGAGGACATTCCTGCGCGCGCTTTCGATACGTGCGTGAAGCTGCTCCGCGCCAAGGGCGAACAATCGAAGAAGTCTCGCAAGACACCCGAGGCCGAATAGTGGAGGTCTACCGCGACATCGAGCAAGGCTCAGATGAATGGCTGGCTCTGCGGCTTGGCATCCCGACCAGCTCTGAGTTCCACAAGGTCATGGCTAAGGCCGGGCCGCGTGGAGGCACATCGCACAAAGAGTACGTGATGCGCGTGAACTACATGCGCACGCTGGCGGGCGAGATTATCACTGGCGAGGTCGGTGAATCGGAGTGGGCGGGTAATCGGCACACGGAGCGCGGCAAGGAGAACGAGGACTCGGCACGGACGCTCTACGCCATGCTTAACGGAATCGACCCCGAGCGCGTGGCCTTCATCCGCAACGATACCTGCGGCTGTTCCCCGGACTCGCTGATCGGAGACGACGGCGGGCTTGAGATCAAGGACGTTCTACCGCACCGCCAGATCGAGAACTTGGAGGCCGGCACCTTACCGAGCCAATACCGATGGCAGGTCATCGGCTCGCTGCTCGTCTCCGAGCGTGAGTGGTGGGACTTCATGAGTCATTGTCGCGGCTTGCCGCCGTTCGTCTACCGCGTCGTGCGCAGCAAGGTCAAGGACGAACTGGCAGAGCTTCGAGACGGCATCGACAGATTCAACGATGAACTTGCGCTGATGGTGAAGCGCGTGGAAGCAATGTGGTGAGTTTTGAAATGCCCAAGGCGCCCGCCATGACTACAACAATCCTGTCGCGGTGCCGCCCGCGAAGACAGGCGGTCGTGGTGGGCGCTGAGGGCAGATGAGGTAACAGGATCATGAGCGACTGGATGACCGACCAATGGCAAGACTTCGTTGATGCGAACGACATCGACACCGACGAGATGCCGAAGGACGCGCTGAAACTTCTGAAAGAGGCGTGGCTGCACGGCGCGAGATCGGCAATCCATGTCGCAAAGGAGATCGTGGACGATCACGTAGCGACCACGGCGCGGATCACAGGGTAACAGTGTGATGGGGGCAGCGGCATTTTACATCGTCAAGAGTGAGAACCCGCGTGCACGCCTTCGTTTCTGCGAGGCGCACAAAAAATGGCCGTGCAAAGACTGCGGTACGCGGCACTACAAAAAATGCGAATGCCCGTACTGTTATCCGCCGAAGCCGGAAGTTCCTTATGTGGTTTCGGTGCTCGCATACGAAGAACCGAGTCCGGTTTAGACGGAGACACTATGAACACAGTCACTTGGATGTTTATCGGCGCGGGCATCGCCCTATTCTCCATCGTTACGAACGTGGTCCCACACGACTGGATTTTGGCGATGGTGGGCGGCGGTATTTTCGGGAGTAATTACGTGCGATACCGGGCCGGTGTGCGATAGGCAACCGCCGCCAAGAACAGCAGAGGACGAATTGACATTGGCAATTGATCTTTTTTGCGGGCTCGGGGGATGGACGGATGGTCTATTAGCCGAGGGTTACGACGTGATCGGCTTCGACAACGAGCGGCACGTCTACGGCGAGCACCGCTATCCGGGGAAGCTCGTGATCCAAGACGTGCTCACGCTGCACGGCCGGCAGTTCAAGGATGCGTCGCTGATTGTCGCCTCACCGCCCTGCACAGAGTACAGCTACATGGCAATGCCGTGGACGCGGGCAAAGCAGATCGCTGCGGCGCTGCGTGGTGAGGGCGAGTTTCCAGACGGCTACACGGGATCGAGGACGGTCAACGAGCTCAGTGCTCTATTCGATGCCTGTTTTCGGATTCAGCGAGAGGCGATCGAGGCGGCGGGGCATCACATACCGCTCGTGGTCGAGAACGTGCGCGGCGCCATTCCGTGGGTCGGTCGGTCACGGTGGAACTTCGGCTCGTTCCACTTGTGGGGCGACGTGCCGGCGCTGATGCCAATGGTGCGCAAGTTGCAAAGCGTAGAAGGCGTAAAGCGCGGTGGCTTCTCTTGGAGCGACTACGGGAAAGAAGGCTATAAGCCGGTAGCTTTCAATGGCGCCGTTGGCCGAAAGAATACCGGCGGCTCCTGGTTCAACGTCGCGCACAACACGACGAGCGGCAAGGGGCGCAATCCTGACGGACGGAATGATCCGCGAGACGGAATCAAGAACGCAGGCTCAAAGTCGAGCAAGCGCAAAGCCGCCTCTGCGATGATCGCGAAAATCCCGCTCGATCTCGCGCGCCACATCGGGCGCGCGTGGCTTTAGGTAACTGGACAACCAACGCACGAGCATGAAGAAGAAACGACCAAAACTGAGCGATAGCGATGTTCGCTGGATCAGAAAAATGTACACGCGTGCTGGGGGAATTCGCGCCACGGCGAGAATGTTCAAGGTCTCGGCGCCGTACATCAGCGACATCGTAGCGCGCAAGCGGCGCGCCAAAGTCCCGGATAGAGACTGAGCTTCAACCAGACGGGAGATTTACGAAATGACCGAACGTCGATTCTGGATGGTGTGGTCGCCGGAGGGAGCCGGCCCCACAAAAATGCACGCCACCCATGAGGCTGCGGCCTCAGAAGCAAGACGGCTGTCTATGCAGCGTTGGGGTCGCACGTTCTACGTGCTCGTGGCTGAAAAGGGCATTTGCTACGAGCCGCGGCCGCCCACGCGCGAGTGGGGACTGTACTGAGTCTTTCAGCAACCATGCCTAAAAGAGCCAACATCGTCTGCGTTCTCCGTAAGCCGCTCGGCAACATTCAGGGCGGCGCACCGAACGCGGTCGTGTTTCGTAATCCATTAGACGACCGCATCGGGGTCGTATGGTATCCAACGAAAGACGGAGGGGCAGAGCATCTTACAAGGCTCACTTCAGCAGATGCGCGCTTGCTCGCAAAGCGCCTGAATCAGTTTTTGGATGCGAAAGGGTAACCGCCGCACGGAAGCCCTGCACTAATGGTAGAATCGATGCATGCGAACAATAAAAGATACCGGGCCGGCGCTCTGCCCGCTCGACGGCTCGAAGCTCGCGCTTCGCGGTTCCATGCTCGTGTGCCGGGACTGCGGTCATGAGTGGCCAGCACCTAAGCCCAGCGCAAGCCCGCGACTACCTCGGGGTGAGCCGGTTCATCTTCGACGAGAGAATCCGCCCGCAACTCACTGAGATTCGGCACGGCGAGCGGACCATCCGCTTCGATCGTATTGAGCTAGACGCGTACCTCGCCGATTCTGGCGGGATGTTCAACAAGAAGAAGGTCAGTGACGCCTTAGATCACACATGGGATCTCCGGTGGCAGCACGCCAAAGGGGCCACGAAGAAGAACTACATCCGCAAGGTCGTCGCGAAGGAACTCGGGGGCGAGCCCGTCACGAAGGTGGACTACGCCCGCCTCGTGGAGTGGGTCACGGACATGCGGAACCGCGATCTCGCGCCGGCCACGATCCGGGCGCGGCTCTCGTGTCTCCTGTTCGCGCTCAAGGAAGCGCAGAAGCTCGGCTGGATCAAACAGCTACCAGCCGTGCCGGAGCTCGAGGCCGCGGGCGCCAAGGATCGCTGGTTGCGCGACGAGCCAGACGAGGAAGCGCTGTTGCTGACCACGTGCGGCTCGCTGCCATACGAGCAATGCGACGTTATGCGCGCCGGTATCACCTTCCTCGTTGACTCGGGAGCGAGGCTCGGAGAGTTCGTCAAGGTCCGCTCCTACGATCTCGTGAAGTCGAAGGGCACGCAACGGACGCGGGCTCTCTTTACCGATCGGAAAGCCGCGGACAGCAACGGCGTGATTCTCACGGAGCGCGCACTGGCTGCGATCGAGTTTCTGCTCGGCAACCGCTACTGGATGCTGCGTGTCCGCGGGGCGACCGAGAGCAAGAAGCGCGAGGAATCGGCCGTGAGCTGGTTCAGCCACCGATTCATCCTGATCCGTAACAAGGCGGGCTTGCGGGACGTGACGACCCACTCGCTACGGCACACCTGCGCTTCACGGCTCGTGCAGGCCGGCGTCTCGCTGTACGACGTGCAGAAATGGCTCGGCCACAAGTCGATCACGCAGACGGAACGGTATGCCCACCTGGCGCCGGGGAATCAGGATCGCGTGGTGGACGTGCTGGACAAGCGCAATCTGCCGGACAAAGTGGCGCGCCTGCCTGGTGCGAAGACAACGCAATGATGTGCGAATGGCGACATAAGTCATTGATTGGATTGGTGCCGGTGGACGGATTCGAACCGCCGACCCACGCATTACGAATCCGATGGCGATTCTCGCCGAATCAGAAACTTACGTCTACGCCAACAGTGCGAATAGCGGCTGATAGCGTCGCTGGGCGCGAATAGGAGCGAGTTTATGGTGAACGGAGGACGAACATGAAGGTTTGGGAACTGATTGCGAAGCTGAGCGACTTCCCCGCTGGCACCGACGTTTACGTGACCGACAAGCCGGACGGATGGATCAACGACATCATATGCGTTGAGCACGATGAGGGCTTCGTTGCCATCAAGGGCGACGGCCGATCGACTGCGGAGAACGAGGCCGAGGACGCTGCCTGACATGGGCCATTACCTTTGGAGATCGCAATGCCTAACTGGGTGAACCCGACCGACAAAACGCTGGTTCAGTTGTATGAGGATGATGGGGTGGCTCGCGTATTCTTCGCCGAGGACGACAACAGAACTTGGGACATCTCGGCGCCACCGACCGGAGAGCTAACGTTGGCGTCGCTCACAAAGATCATGGTTGCGCTTCGGTACAAACCGATTGGCCGATGGAAGCGTTGCGACTGGGGCGCCGAACGAAAGTTTCAGCCCACTGCATAGCGCAGGGGAAGGGGTTATGCAGAGCGGATTTCTCTACGACCTATATCGAGCTTGGTGCAAAGAGCGCGGGCTAGACTATCGAGACGACGCGAACAAGCACGCGTTCCTTGATCTGCTATTACCGCGCAGGGAGTAAGCACGATGTTTTCAGTAGCTCAGAAGCGAGCGATCGCAGACGCGGTTCAGAACGTCCTTCGCAACACCGGACACCCGGAGTTGCCGGAGGGTGAGATTCAGTTCGAGCTTCGCGTTGCGGGCGCCGAAGCGTGGTCGTGGGCGGTCATTCGCAACAACGGCGCTGTAACGAGCCCAACAGTGAATCCGCACAACGAGGCGCAGGCCGCTCGTTCCGTGCCGAGGCAATCTCGTGACCCTAACTGACAAACAGCAACAGACCGTCGCCCGTATCATCGAGCGGCACACCGGCTGGATGGTTGGTTGGGCGACAGATGAAGCGAGTGTCCAGGCGTCCTACAGGAAAGCAGCTAAGGCGGTCGCTGCGTACATCAGACGACTGTCCTCAAAGAGCACGACCCTGTGAGTAAGATCATCATCTGCGACGCTTGCGGAGAAAAGGACGATTGGGGCAATCCGCCATTCTTCCCGGATGGCGTCGTGCTGCAATTCCGAGGCGATGATGGCGGACGCGAGATCTACGCCGAGTTGGAACTGTGTGCCGGATGCAAGTCCGATCTGCTGAAAGCGTTACCGGGGCTCGCGGCGACACTGGAGAAACGCGATGGCTAGAGGCGGCAAAATGTCCGGCGTCGAGCGAGACGTGCTCAGGATCATCGCCGAAGTGTCGCGCTGCGAGGCGTGTGAGCGCGGAGACTGCGGCAACTGCGGACGGCAACATTGGTGCCTATGTCCATGCGAGGGAGCGATTGATCCGCTCGAGGCCGAACCGCCCGCGCCTTCGGAGGGCGCGACCCATGATTGAAATAGATCCATCCGAGTACGGCTACTGGTGTGAGCGCTGCGAGGAACCGAACTCGGTATGCCGCTGCGACGAGTCTGACGAGCCGGACGGAAACCCCGAGCACGAGTGGGGCTGTTGCTTCCCCGACCGCTGCCTGATGCCGGGCGAGCATATGAAGTCGGAGTGTCACGACGTCGAGATGGTAGAGGCCCAAGAGGCCGAGTCGAGGCAGCGCCCATGATCCAGGTCATCTGCGACGCCTGCGGCGACGATACGGGCGAGATCAATGATGACGACTGGCGAACGATCGTGATTGACCTCGGCTACCTACCGGGCTCGCACAAGCACGGTGGCGTCGACGGCATTCTCCAGCTCGTACTGTGCCATCTATGCGTGGAAGGCTTGGATTATGAGGTGCTCGAGAGGGCCCTGAAAACGGCAGTGCTTCGGAGGGACACATGAAGAAAGCAGCGATAGCGATCGACGCCTGGAAGCTCCAAATCTTCGAGGAGCACCTGACGGCCGCCGGCTTCGAGTACACGGTCGGCCCCGGAGTCACGGGCGACACGCTGCTCGTTTCAGTATGGACGGAGACGCTCGCCGAGCTACAGCCTGTCGTCGTGGAGGCGAACATGGCCGCAGCCAGAGAGAAAGAACGCATGCTTCGGGAAAGCAGAACATCGTGAGCACCGAATGGCGACAGAGCGAAGTGGACCGTGTTGCACACGTCTACGTCGGGGCGCTTGACGAGCCCGGATTCCGGATTCGACTATGCGACAGCTCTCTGATCGTTCCTGGACGGCTAGAGAGCCCCAGATCGGATCGGTGGTGCAAACGGTGCAAACGACGTCAGTCCTCGGGAGACACGACACGATGAACGAAAATCAATACCGCTGCGACAACTGCGGCGGCGTGTTCGATAAGGGATGGTCCGATGAGGAGGCCGCAGCCGAGCGCGACGCCGCCGGCTTTGTTGATGTGGACTGTGCCGTGGTCTGCGATGATTGCTACGTCGCGATCATGCGTGCCAATGGTCACGAGATTACTGGAAGCAGTGGGGAGACGAAATGAGCGAAATCGACGAAGCGTTCATGGCTTGGATGAAGAAGGATCGGCCGATAGACGAAGTTCCGGGCTCAGAACACGAGCGCCTAATCGCGTGGTACGCATTCCGCGAGGGCTGGGAGGCCGGCAAAGCGTCCGTTGATACTGGACCAAGTGGAAGCGCTGGAGAGACGGAATGAGCGAACCTGACCAGATCGACATGATGGACGAGCACGAGCTTCGCAAAGAACTCCGCGAGCAACTGCGCAAGCTAGGCGCGTCCCAGCAAGAAATTGCGAAGCTCCGTGACATGCTGGCCGCTGATCTTGAGATCGTCGGCTATGTGGACGTGAAGCGCGAGCGCGACGATGCTCTGCGCAGATTAGGCGCGACTCAATCGGCGCTCCGTCAAGCGCTGCAAGGCGTCGATCACTGCGCGGACGGTTCAAGTTGGATACCGAACGAGAGGCTTCAAGATCTCGAGGATTCGCTATTCGCGACTGCCGTGGAAGGGCAGGAGCCGGGCGTCTGCTACAACGGAAATCACGAGCACCGCCAACTTGGCTACTTCACCGAATGTCTTACGTGCAATCTCAAGTGGTGCAACGAGCGCACGGACTCTGCTGTAGAGAAGCACAACACGAATGAGGAAATAGTGATGGAAGATGCTGCTAATGAATTTGAGAGGTTACGACAATGATTTCGACAGCTTGGATAAACTCTAAAATTATCGATGCCTATTGCCAGGGGGTCGGGAATGGGTTCTCTCGGGGGCTGATAGCAGGATCGGTCGTGATGTTCTTATTGTGTTCCGCCGTTTGAGTGAGGCAGATTCTCAATGAGAAGCGACCAGATCTACTTCACGTCCGATACGCACTTCGGCCACAAAGCGATGGTCGAGAGGTTCGGTCGCCCGTTCTCAAGCATCGACGAAATGGACGAGGAACTGATCCGGCGTTGGAACGAGGTCGTGCCACAGAACGGCCACATCTTCCACCTGGGAGACGTGAGCTTTCGCAAGCAGGCCGAGACGGCCGCCATCCTAGCTCGCCTGAACGGAGTTAAGTATCTCATCGAGGGCAACCACGACCATCTGAATCGGCTGGCTTACAACCACTTCCAGTGGGCCAAGGACTACTACGAACTCAAGGTAGAGGATACCGGAGACCGGCTCGTACTATGCCATTACGCCTTCCAGGTATGGAACAGAAGTCATTATGGAGCGTGGCATCTCCACGGCCACTCGCACGGGAATCTGGCGCCGATTGGGAGAAGGCTAGATGTCGGAAGCGACACGCACGAATGGCGGCCGTACACCTTCGCCGAAGTAGCAGAGATTATGGGTACTCGTGAATTCGCTGCACACGACCATCACTATTAGCCCGTGCCCGAACGAATCAGGAGCACTCTCGATCCGATGGAAAACTTCTGCACAGCCGGTCAATCAAGTCGTCTAGCTGATACTGCAAGTCCCGATCGTTCGGAGACTCCTCCAGATCCTTCCTGACCTCGCGTATCGCTTCCTTGAGGGCCGTCCATTGCACGTCGGCGAATGCCTGCATAGGCGCATATCGTGAGTCTGCGACCTGCACCACGCCGAAAGCGCTCCCGGTCAGAACCGCGAGAGAGCCGGCGGCGGCTAGGATGATGCTGCCGGTGTTCATCTCAGTACCAGTCGTGATGCGTGGGCGGAGCCGCGTGGATGGTCTCGCCGGCCTGGGCCACGGCGTTGTAAATTTTCATGCGGTACTTCATGATTTTGCGGTCGAGCCTTTCAGCTTCCTCGTGCGTGAGCCCTTCCGTGTTCAGGGCAATGGCTAGATTGAGGCGCGAATACTTCGGCAGAGGCTTGGTATTACCGCCGGACGAAATAGCGATCTCGCCGACGATTTCCCCGACCCCGCCACAATGATGAGAGGCGACATGACTCATGCTAATGCTCCGTTCCTTCGTAAATTCCCTGCGCGACCAACTGAGCTTTGAGCGCCTGATGGTCGTACTGCAACACTTGGTACTGCGCGCTAACGGTACGCAATGCCGCGTAATTTGCCCACAGCCCGACGAGCGCTACCGCCGATATGAAGCATGAAATCCACAGAAGGATAATCGCGCTTTTCCCGAGCCCGAGCTCGATGTGCAATAGCTGCGAGCCGCCGCCAGAGTCCGCCTGCACCGATCCAGGAGACCGCACAGCCCCGCCTTCCTCACCCTGCTTCGGCCGGCCGTTCTCTAGCTCCGTCACGTTCTCAGTCACGGTTGCGTAACTCCGTCTCGATGTTGCTCAAGCGGCGCCGGATTTCCTCGATGACTTCGGTTTGCCGAGTCTCCACAGACGTAAGACGTACGGAGTTGTTCGACGCGACGGCAGTCACGTAGTCAATCTCTTTCTGCTGATCGTTGAGCCAGAATCCGAACATGCCGAACACGACTCCGACTAGAGCCGCAAGGACTATGCCGACCCATGGGTGCCCATGATCTCCAGCGCGCGCCATGGTCACGTAAGCCTTATGTCGCGTTCTGGACAGAAGCGACGGCTTGAGTGATATAACTTGCGGTACAGCATCCGGTTCCCTCCGATTAGGGGACTGGGTGTCAGGAGTACGGGGCGGGGCCTTATCCCGTTCCGTGCTCCGCTCTATTGTTGCATACTCTACGTTTTGCACACAATTATTCCTGCGTTATAATGGCGAGGCCCAGAGCCCGCTCTAACGGCATCTAGGACCTCTGACCACGCCACACCTAACGGGGGTATGTCATGGCTGACGCGAATCCTATCAAACTGTGCGAGTGCGGCTGCGGCCTACCCACAAAGCTAGCCCCATACTCTGTGGCAAAGAAAGGGTGGGTCAAAGGTCAGCCATTGCGGTATCTGGCCAACCATGCACGCACCAATCGTTCTCATGGGCTAAGCGACAGCCGCGAGCACAAGACTTGGGAGAACATGCGCGAACGATGCGGCAATCCAAACAATCCCAGATGGAGCAGTTACGGCGGCAGAGGAATTACTGTTTGCGACAGATGGGCACGTAGCTTTGAGAACTTCATTGCAGACATGGGCATGTCTCCACATGGGTATACACTTGAGCGTATTGACAACCAGCGTGGATACAACCCGGATAACTGTCGCTGGGCTACTTACACTGACCAAGCCAAGAATAGACGTACTACAAGATTCTTGGCCTGCCGCGGCGAAAACCGAAGCGTTCAAGATTGGGCCAGGGTCGGTGGCATTACGTATCAGCAGCTGATTAGACGGCTACACCGTGGCTGGAAACCAGAAAGGGCCATCTTTACGCCTCTCAGAACCGGCGCCGCTACGTAGCGCATACAATTATTTGGCCGTGGTCATGTCGGGTGTACCTTACTTCCAGATCGCCACGGCAATCGCCACTACCTGACCAAGCGCTCGCAATCGGGCTCCTGGTAATCGTCCCCCGTTCTGAATCGATAGTCTCTTTTCAGGCGCGTGATCGTTGAGTTGACCCCGAATTGCCCCATGCAGCGCAACGCAATCAAGCTGCGGAGCTCGGGCTCGATGTCGAGCTTGGCCTCGAGGCGCGATAGCCGCATTGCGAGCGCAGCGTTATTCTCATTGAATGCGGTCTCGAGCTGCGCCGCGCGCATCGTCGTAGCGGCCTCGAGATCCCTGATGCTGTTGCGCACGTTCTCTGTGATGGCTTCCTGAATGATCGGCTTTGCTACCACCCATGCCGCACCAGAGACCACTGTCAGAATGGTGATTCCCTGCACGGCTATCGAAAGCCACGAGCCTAATAACTTGGACGTCGTCTCAGTCATGGCCCGCGGCTTTTTGTGTAGCTACGGCCTCTGACCCTTATCATGTTCGCTCTTTACCCCTTCCGCGAAGGCGTCCTTGCGCTCGGAGGCGACTAGCGCGGCCTGAATACCGTTGGTGTTATGCACGACTTCGCCTAGTGCCTTTGCCTGCGCCCGAAGTTCTTTTTCATGGCGCAATGCAATTCGCACGTTGATGAGTCCCGTGAGCGCAGTCACCAGCCAGCCTACCGACAGCAGAAGGAAGGCGATAGCAATGGTATCGGTCATCGTGTCTGCACTACCCAAAGATCCAGTAGGCGCATAACGCCGCCATCCCAGCCCAGCCGAGATTAACTCGTGGTGCGCTGATGTTCAGTGCTGCCAGCACGAACAATACGAGCGCAAGCACCAGCAGGAATATTTGCCAGGTCATGTCGGTTCTCCGCTTACTGCGCCGGCTTGTTCGGCACCGCCCACACACCGAGTGCGGTTAGAAGCAGCAGCGCCGCCTCGACGATCGCCTCGGCATCGGCACCTTCGAGACCAGGGAACCATCTCGACAGGAACGTCAACGCCGCGCCGACGAGCATAACGATCAGTTTGCTATAAGCAGCCATATGGGAATCCTCTCTTACGGTGTCTTCGGGCAAAAGCTCACTGGTGAATTCCTCGCCGCGACGCTTGGCGCGTCTGCGTGCTTTCTTCTCTTTGCGTTTGGATTTGCGCTCGGCTCGCTTCGCGGGACTGAACGGACGGTTATCCATCCACCACAAGGCAATCCGAGCGCCGACTTCGGCAACGGCGCTAGCCATGCAGGCGTCTCACACCGAGAACCTGGTCGCGAGGGAATCTCGCAATCGAAACCTGATCCGCTTGGTTGCCGCCCAGAATCAGCACGTAATGGTTGGGGACGTCGCCCTGAAGCCCCGCGAACAACCCTACGTGCCCCGGAGCCCCGCTCGTCACGTCAGGCCCAGGCTGAGGCCCTGAGCCGCGCTGTAGGATCACCACATCGAAGCCAGGTATCGCGTCGTCCAAATCCACAGGGACGCCCACGTTGAGCCACGAACGGGCTGCCGCGGAATTCGACATGGGAAGGCCGAGAATGAAGCACAAGCCGTTCAACCAGCTCGCGCACCACGGCGTTTCGTCATCGGCATCAGGGAGCCCCACGAGGCTATGCGCCCAGACGATGAATCCGTTGTCCTTCTCGCCGGCAATCTCCTTCATGCCGACGAACCGCTGCGCTACCTGATACAGCGTCAGGCTGATGGATCGTAAATCTGGGAACATTCACCCTTCCTCCAAGCGAAGGGTGGACAGGAGCTTTTCGAGGTTCATCGGGTTCCTTTGCTACTATCCCGCCGTGGACAGGCGCAACAACTTCGATCTACTGCGCATCCTCGCTGCCCTACAGGTAGCCATCATTCACGGCGTCCTTCACCTAAACATCGAACCGAACGCACTAACCAGCGTCATTCAGATATTCCCTGGTGTCCCGATATTCTTCGTGATCTCGGGCTACCTCGTGTCCGCCAGTTTTGAGCGATCAGACCTACGCGCCTACTTCATCAAGCGGGCGCTGCGAATCTATCCGGGCCTTTGGGCCTGCTTGGCCGTTAGCATGGCTAGCGTCTACTTGATCTCCGGTATCGACTTCACGGCTCTATGGGTTCTGGCACAACTGACCATCGTCCAGTTCTATAACCCGGACTATCTCCGTGAGTACGGTGTCGGAGTCTTGAACGGCAGCCTATGGACGATCCCGGTAGAGCTTCAGTTCTACCTTTGCCTTCCCGTCTTGTACTGGCTGCTCCGCTCGAACAAATCACTACTTGTCGCGATCATCCTCGGAGTGATCGCGAATCAAGTGTTCGTGTGGTTCGCTTGGCGATCAGACGCCTTGCTCGTGAAGCTTGCGAACGTTTCACTAGCGCCGTTTCTCTATATGTTCCTTATCGGCGTGATCCTGCAAAGGAACACTGGAGTCGTGCGAAAACTGCTGGCAGGGAAACTCCACATATGGATCGCAATCTATCTCGCTCAATCCGGCCTACTGTGGTCGCTCGGCTTCAACGTCGGCGGGAATCTAATCAATCCCGTGTCTGAGACGATACTTGCTATGCTCGTCGTCTCTGCGGCCTATTCAAGACCGATCCATCTTCCGGCCGATTTGAGCTACGGGCTGTACCTCTACCACATGCCTGTCGCAAACGCCATGCTGGAACTCGGGTACAGTTCTCTACTCACGATGCTCGCCATATCCATCGGACTTGCTTGGCTGTCGTGGGTGATCGTGGAACGACCAGCGCTTGCAACTAGAAATATCCTGTTACCCCGGACTCACAAGGTCATGACGGGGTAATTGCGGCAGTGCCGTCTTTGCCTTTCCAAGCGCCAGTGGTGCCGGCACCCATAGCGGTCCGCTCGACTTCGTTTGTCACGTCAAATACTTGTTTGCCGACATATTTGTTGTCGGTGTTTATGGCGTGCGTAGCGTCCTCAAGAGCGCCCTGGGTTGCCCGCGCGACGCCATCAATCTGCCAGACATTCGCGGTGAAGCTGCTCGCTCCCCGTGGGCTTACGATGTTGCATCCGCGATCCGACGTTCCTTGGTTCCCGTATGCCGGGCCGGCTCCAATAATAGTCGCGTAGTTGTTCTTGAACGTGACGTTTTTAGCGGTTGTGGTGACGCTGACAACCTGCGTCATGGTGGACTCATCTGCGGCATCATCGAGTGACGTAGCATATCCAACATCGTTGTTGACGACTTCTAGCCCGTCTGTGTCTGCTATGGCAAAACCTGGGCCTGTGGCACCGCCGACCTTGCAGCCTTCTATGCGCCCGCTGATGGTTGTAAGGCTGCCTGAAATCGCGCGCGGGTTTGCCAAGTCAAACGCGGAACCATCGCCATCAAATATCCGAATGCCGAAGAAGTCTATCGGACCGGCCTCTGGGAAAACCCTTATCGCCCCTGAAGAACTGTAGCCGCGAATCTCTCCGCGTCGAAGCGTCGTGGGACCGGAGATGGCAATACCAACCGCTGCGTCCGGGAAGTTGAACCCGGTCATGACGTACGTAATCAGGTTTATCTGTGCGGCGCGTCGAAGCTGATCGGTCGCAAGCGTTGCCAGTTCTGTCGCTAGTGATGTTGAGGACGAAGCGCCGACCAATACCGCGCCTGTGTTTGCGATGTTCTTACCGGATATGTTTCCGTACTGCATCGCCGTGCGCTGAGAATCCTTAGGAGCGACACGATAGAAAAGCGATTCGCTCGGACGGCTCTCGACCGCCACATAAGCCGTATCGACTTGGATATCTTCAATGAGCGACGAGTGCATGCCGATACAACCAATGCCGGCACCTTCGGTCAGACTATCGTCAAGGGCAACGATGCGACCTCTGGAAATCCTCCAATGCGCAGGATGAGAGCTCGACCACTTGCCGGAATTACTAGGGACGCCGTTATCAGACCAGTTACCCGTTTCAGCCAGGATGCCGTATGAGCTCGCTCCTCCACCGTCGATATCAAAATCCTCGATCACAACTCTTTCTGGACCACCGAGCGCTAGGATCACCCCGTCGTTCACTGGGTTGTTCGTTACGATCTTAAAGCTTGCGAGCCTGATGTCTCCCATAATGTACGGAAGGTCCTCTTCCATACCAAACGGGAAATCAGGCCCTTGATTATTTCGGTTACCGAACCTGAATGCGTTGCCGGCATGAACGCCAGCACTGCCGTTGTAGTCGATGTGCATCTCGAAATTAATCATCGAAAAGTCTTTGATGGCCATGAAGAACGCGCGCTGGTCATCACCGGACGCGTAGGTTTTCTCAAAATCAAGGATGCAGCCACGGCAATCGATGTGGACCCCATTGCGGAATGGGATCATGCCGTCGAAGTAGTAGGTATCTGAGCCGGTTGTGTTCGGAAAATAGAAATTGCCGCGTGGCCCGTTTGCAACCGTGGGATCGAAGTACGCTGCCATTGCCGAAGCGTTCGCTGACGCCGCGTCTTCGCTGTTCGGCACTACCCCGATGCGCCGCAGATCGCCGAACGGAAACTGTGGATTGACGACCGTCACGCCTGGGGCGGTTTCGGCGTCGGTTTCCCCGTAAATCGCGGTGAACGCGGCCTGTACGTTCGCGTCGATCGCCTCGACAAACGTCTTTATCGGGTCGCTGAGCTTGGTCTTATGCTTCGCCCACGAGAGCTGGTTCGATGAAACGGTTGAGCCGTCGTCGGATGGCGGCGTCGCGTTATAACCAGTGATCGGAGTAGGCGATTGATACGGAGACGTCATAGATTGCTCAACTCCGTGTCTGCTCCGTTCGCGCGAAGCTTCGCCACGATTCGGTGCAACAGCATGTTCTTAGGGCCTTCGGCAGAAAGATTCAAAGCCTTCGCGATCAATCGCAAACGAGCTCTCCTGAATTCCGTCAGCGGCCTGCCGTTAATTTTGAACTCGCAGTCCTTCGAGCCCATGAAATGGGTTGCTTGCTTGACTTGCATCTCTATACCCTTACTTACGGCAGCGTGAGCCAGAGCGGATACGTAAGCATCCAACCCACTGTTAGACCTTTTGGATTTCCGTCATTCGTGAAACCAGTCGTCGAGAACGGATCGCCCATTGAGAACGTCATCACGCCGCCCGTGCTTATCGAGACGATCGCCGGACGATTTGCCGGCGTCACGGCACCATTAGCAACGAACGTCGGATGCACCTGAACGAAATTAGGCGTCAGATACGCAGGGAGTCCAGTCACCGTGAAAGCGGTCGAGCTGCTGACTCCGCCAACAAGCGTCGTGACCGCTAGCGTTGCCTTGTTCCGACGTATCGAGAACGACATTGCACCGCTTGGTGATGTCACGCCGGTCGGGGTCGGATTGAACGATCCCGCTCTAATTCCCGGATCTACGAACCCATGCCACTCCGCTCCGTCACAGGTCAGTATCGCGAACCCAGTCGGATAGAGAACGAGCGATGTCTCACCATTGATGAGTTCT